GGCAAGGGCGGTGGCGCCGCAGGCTTCTCTGGCGGAAACGGCGGATCCGGCGGCGGCTGTGGCGGCGGCGGAACTGGCACCGCAGGAACTGGCACTGCTGGTCAAGGCAGCGCAGGAGGGGGCGCATCGGGCGATATTGGAGGGAGTCCTGGCGGTGGCGCAACTGCAGCAGGTACTGCCAGGCTTGCGGGTGACTCCAGCACGATAGTTGGCGGCGCAGGACTGTCTTCATCCATCTCCGGCGGCGCGGTTACTTACGGCCAAGGCGGTAGCGCAGCTGGATTGGGCGCCGGGCCGGCTGCTACCGGCGTAGGTGGCGGCGGCAGCGGATCGGCCGACAGAGCGGGATCTGGTACTGCTGGCTCTATCGGCACGGTGATTGTCAGCTACCCCACGCTATGAATTGGCGGCAAAGAAAATGACGAAAGCAACACATGGCAACTGATCCCGCCCTGATCGGAGACTGGTACGAGAAGTACCAGCCGCCCGCGCCCACTGGCTCGCAAGGCTACACAGCCGCGCAAACCGGCCCGGCCGCGACGTGGACCGTGGACGACAAGCAGACGGTTGCCGGCCAGGCCAATGCGCTGATCGGCCAAGGCTCACCTTTGCTGGACCGGGCAACGGCTTTCGGCAACATGGAGGCGAATCGGCGCGGACTGATGAATTCGTCCATCGGCATCGGCGCAGCGCAAGGCGCTTTGTACGACAAGGCGCTGCAATTCGCCACGCCCGACGCGCAGATGCACGGCGCTGCCGCCCGTTCCAACGCCGAGCGCAAGGACGTGATGGGCCAGTTCAACACCGGATCGACCAACACCGCCAGGCAGTTCGGCGCCAACGCCTTCAACACTGCCCGGCTGGGCGACACGCAGGCGGCGACCAATGTCACGGGCGCACTGATCGGCGCGGAAACCAGCAACCGCAACGCAGCGATGGGGCTGGAAGGCACGAAGTACGGCGCCGACAAGTCGGTCGAAGCGAGCAAGTACAACGTCGACATCGGCGCGCAGAACGCGCTGGAGATCGCCAAACTCAAGTCGTCAACCGACCTCGCCACCACCGGCATGCAGACCGGCACGGCCGAGAAGATTGCCACGCTGGACAACAACACGAAGACGATTCTGGCGAACATGGGCATCACGAGCCAGGAAAAGCTGGCGGCGCTGGACAACCAGACGAAGCTGGTCCTCACGGACATGACCCTGACCAGTCAGGAGAAGGTTGCCGCGCTGGACAGCAACACGAAGCAGATCCTTGCGGACAAGTCGATCTCCTCGCAGGAGAAGATGGCGCAACTGGACTCGAACACCAAGCTGGTGATTGCGGACAAGTCGCTGACCTCAAACGAGAAGATCGCAGCCCTGGACGCCAGCACGAAGACCATCCTTGCGGACAAGACCATCACCAGCAACGAGAAGATCGCCTTGCTGGACGCGAACACCAAGACGGTGCTGGCCGACAAGGGAATCGCCTCGAACGAGAAGATCGCGCTGCTGGACTCGCAGACCAAATCCATCATCGCGGACAAGACGATCACGTCTCAGGAGAAGATGAATCTCCTGGACAACAACACCAAGACCGTCCTGACCAATGCGAGCCTGACGTCGCAGGAGAAGATCGCCGCGCTCGACTCCTCGACCAAGACGATCATCGCGGACAAGTCCATCACCTCGCAAGAGAAGATGAACCTGCTCGACAACAACACGAAGACGGTCCTGTCGAACAACGCGCTCACGTCTCAGGAGAAGATGAACGCGCTGGACAATTCGACCCGCTCGATCATCAGCGACCACACCATCTCCTCCAGCGAGAAGATGAACCTGCTGGATAACCAGACGAAGACGCTGCTGACGAACGCAACGCTGACCTCGCAGGAAAAGACCAACGCGCTGGACAACGCGACCAAGGAAATCCTGGCCGACAAGACGATCACCAGCCAGGAGAAGATGAACTTGCTGGACAACCAGACCAAGGAACTCATCTCCAGCAACTCGCTCACGAGCCAGGAGAAGATCGCCTACCTCCAGACCAACACCCAGGGCTGGATTGCGATGGCCGATCGGGAAACGAAGACGACCCTGCAACAGATGCAGAACGACAACCAGTTGATGCTGAACTCCAGCACGCAGGCGGCGGCGGCGTTCAACCAGTCCGTCTCCGCGATCAGCGCGATCCAGAACAACGCGAGCATGGACGCGGCGACCAAGACGCAGGCCATCCAGTCGATCATCGCCAACACGAACAGCGGGCTCGATGCGCTGAAGTCGATCACCGGCGTGCAAATCGACCACCTGTTGGACTGGACCGGAGGCGATGCAGGCTCCGGGGGCGACGGGAGCAACGCGCCGGCGAGTGGGGCGGCTGGCGCTGCCGGCGTACCTGACTACACGGGTTCCGGCGCGTAATGGACTTCCAGCGCGAAACCCTCTTCGACGTGATCGAGGAGGTACAGCCGTTGCTGGACGCGCACTACCTTGAGCTGGCGAAGAACCGGGAGCGCGTGAAGCTGGACCCGGATTGGACGCGCTACGCCGAGATGGAGCGCGCGGGAACCATGCTGCTGTTCACGGCCCGCAAGGACCAACGGCTGATCGGGTACGCCGCCTTCTTCGCCTGCCCGCACCCCCATTACCGCGATCTGATGCTGGTGTCCAACGACCTGTTGTTCCTCGATGCCGAGCATCGCGTCGGGAGAACGGGCGTGCGCCTGATCAAGTTTTGCGAGGAACAGGTTCGCGCGCAGTACAGCGGCGAAGTCTGCATCACGTGGCACGCCAAGGAACAAACCACGCTGGCCGCGATCCTGCCGCGCATGTCCTACGGCGTGCAGGACATCGTATTCAGCAAGCTGCTGTAAGCGGCACAAGGAGAATAAAGTGGCGTTTACTGGAATTGCAGCGGTGGCATCCGGCACGGTGACGACGGCGACCGTCCTGGCCGCAGTGGCCGAGGTTGGCATGGTCATGACGGTGGTCGGCGCAGTGACCGGCTCCAAGTCCCTGATGAAGATCGGCGGCGTCCTCGGGCTTGTCGGCGGCGTCGGCGGGCTGATCAACGGCGCCGCATCGGGCGCGGTTTCCGGCGCGAGCACGGCGGCTTCGGGCGCGGAGACGATGGAAAGCGCTGCCGGAATGGCCGATGCGGCTTACGGCGGCGCGGCCGGCATGGAAGCCTCGCAGTTGGCCGGGATCGAGGCGATGACCGGCGACAGCCTGGCGTCCTCGGCGTCCGGGTTCCTGGGCGAAGGCGCCAGTTCAGGGGTCGCAAACTGGGACGCGCTGGTGTCCGATGCGCAGCAAACCGCGTTCGGAGCGGTGGACCAGGCCACCAACGCGGCGGCCACGGCGACCCCCGATGCGCTGGTGGGCGTCAACGAACCCATGAGCGCGACGAAGGACGTCTACGGCAACCTCAACGCCGCGACCGAACCTGCCCGCCCGAGCCTGGCGCCCACCACGCAAGACATCGTAGGCACGGCCGGCAACAACCCGAGCGCGTTCGCCGCTGACGGCTCGAAGATCCCATACATGTCCGACACGGGCGCCTACACGCCCAAGCTCGGCGCGATGGATCAGAAAAGCTGGTTCAGCGAAATCATGGACTGGGCCAAGAAGAACGAGAAGCTGGCGACCAGCGCCGCGACCCTCATTTCCGGCGGCTTGTCCGGCATGGGCAGGATGAAGGAGGCCGAGATGCAGCAAGACGCCTACAGGATGCGCTTCGGCTACGGCAACCAGGTGGCGAACTTCAAAGGACACCAACCCCAACCGCTGATCGGAGCCGCATGATGGCAGCACAGTCGAAGAACCCGCTGCTGGTGCAGATCGAGCAAGCCATCACGGCGAAGGTCGCGCCGGAGATGCGCAATGCGTTCAACAAGATCGTGCTGGCCGGCATGAAGTTGATGTACGCGCCGCAGACCGAGAAGATGCTGCGCCAGCAGATCAACTCCGGCGAGCCGCCGCAAGCCGCAGGGCAGGGTGCGGCGAAGGTCGTCGGGCTGCTGCTGGCGAAGTCCAAGGGAACGGCCCCGTTCAAGGCGATGATCCCGGCGGGAATCATGCTGACCTGTGAGGCGCTGGACTTCATGGAGAAGGCGGGCAAGGCGCAGTTGACGCCGGAGCTGGTCTCGCAGGCCGTGCAGGAATTCGGCTCCGCCGTGCTGCAAGTGATCGGCGTCACCCCGGACAAACTCGACCAGGTGATGAGCCAGGTTCCCGATGCGAAGAAGCCGCAGGGACAGCCGGCCGCGCCGCAGGCCGAGCAAGCACCCGCGCAACCCGCCCAGCAGGCCCAGCAACCGCCGCCGGCCGGCGCGCAACCCCTGATCGGAGCGATGTATTGACATCCCCCCATCCCCTAAAGGACGAGGGTTCCCTCTACAGGGGCTCGATGTCCCGAGCCGCGCATCAGAATGTTGCGAGCAGCGTTCACGTCCCTATCGTGGGTCGCGCCGCACTCGCAAGTCCAGGTGCGCTCATTCAGTCCCGCACGACCTTTCGGCCCGGCGATCACGCCGCATACGTTGCAGGTCTGGGTACTCCATGCTTCGTTCACTTCCTCGTAGCTCGCGCCATGCTTAATGGCCTTGTACGCGAGTTGGCGGCGGAAGGACGACCAGCCAGCATCGCTGACCGATTTCGCCATGGTTGTTTTCTTCAGTGCGGAGGCGTTGACATTGCCGACCGCGATGTAATCGAATTCTCCGACGATGCGCGTCGAGAGCTTGTGCAGGAAGTCCTGTCGCGCGTTCGTGATGCGCGCGTGGATGTTCGTCGCCTGTCGCTTCTTGCCGGCGCGCTGGGCCTTGCCGAGCGCTTCCTCAAGCTGTCGGAAGTGGCGCGGGTTTCCGATGATCTCACCAGTGCTGAGAGCCGCGAAATCTTTCAGGCCCAAGTCAATCCCGACGCCGCGCGAGGGCTCGCGCACCTGGCCGTCCGGCACTTCAACGCAGACGTTCAGGAACCAGTTACCGCGCGCATCGCGGGAAAAGTTCGTCTTATCCTTGATCTTCGCTCCGGCCGGAAGATCGCGGCTCTTGAACACCTTGAACTCACGGCCGTGGAAGTGGAATCCAGCGGGCGTCTCTTTGATGTCTCGCCCTTTGAGTGGCACCCAGCCGAGCGACTTCTTGCCGCGGTAACGCAGGTAGGGGCGATTGTGCCGCTTGCGCGACGTGGCGTACTGTTCGCAAACAGCGTTCACGGTACCGGAGTGCAGGCCAAGTTCCCGGCTGCTGCCCACAGTGAGATTGTTCAGGTCGAAGCCTGTGAGCCAGCGGCGCCCCCACTTCAGGGCGTCCTTTTGACGATCGTTGGAGTAGTTCCACACGAAGTTAACCGCCCGCGCCTGCTTATTCAGCAGCCCGTTCAGGGACTTCACGCGATAGCGGTACGTCAGGATCACTTCTGCCGCTTCAGGAAATCTTCAACGGCTCGGCGCACCAGTTCGGCAACCGAAACGCCGCGCTGCTCGGCAATGGCTCGAAGCCGATCAAGCATCGGTTTCGGCAGGTATATGTTCGTTCGCTCCATACATCAAGTATACACCATTGGGACGCCCATGGCTAACCAATTTATTCCGAGCGAGCGCCGACTACAAAGGGGCACCCAATGAGCGCACTGATTGGCTTTCTCTCTGGAGTCGGCGATGCCGGCGTGAAGCTGGGCCAGCAGCACATGAAGTTTCTCGACGACGAGGACTTGCAAAATCAGCGCGCAGAAATCGAGACACAGAAGGAAGAACGCCTGCTGGCCTTCAAGCAGAAGCAGGCCGAAGCACCCCTGCTGCGCATCCAGGGCAAGGCGCAAGAGTTCGCCGGCCAACAAGTGCCGCAGGAAGCCGCGCCCGTGAAAGAGCTGACCGGCGCCGGGGTCAGCTTGCCGGACGGCCAACCGCTGATCGGGCTGAAGGGCGACCCGGATGCACTGCGCAAGCAGGCCAACGCCATGCCGGACGGCCCCGACAAGACGGCCATCCTGGCGCAGATCGACAAGCAGCTTGAGACCGACACGGCGGCGAACCGATCGGCGGTCGAAGGCAAGACGCGCGCGCGCACGTCACAGGAATCGCTGGACGCCGCGGTCGAGTGGGCCCGGACGAACGACCTCCCCGCCGTGGCCGCGTACGAAGCTGCCATTGGCAAGCCCGCCCGCGACGAAAAGCGCGTGGCCGTTGCCGAGCAGCGCGCCACCACAGCGGACACCCGCGAAGCGAACCGCGACAAGCGCGAAGAGCAGCGACTGGCGCAGTACGACAAGAAGATCGACAACGACGAAGCCTACCGCCAGCGCCGCGAGGAGCGCATGGACAAACTGGCCGACCTGCAGGAGCAGCGGCAGACCTCGCGCGACGACAAGGCGGAAACCCAGTCGCAGCGAACCAGCGTGACGGCACTGATGACCAGCACCGAGCGCGAGCTTGAGCGCACCATGACGCTCGCCAAAGACCCGATGCTGGACGATGCGACCAAGAAGATGTTCGACAGCCGTGTCGAGAGCCTGACCAAAGACCTCGGGCGCTACAAGAGGACGCTGGAGTCGTTCGCCGGCGAGAGCTTGAGCGCCCCGGCCACGGAAGCTCCCAAGGCCCGCAACGGCTGGGACTCGACCACGGGCGAGGTCTACAAGAACGGTGAAGTGGTCGGCAAGGCCAAGAGCGAGCAGGAAGCGCGCGGGGTTTACGCAGGCCAGAAACCCGCGCCGGCACAATCCTCCGCCCTGATCGGGACCACTTCGGGCAGCCACGCTCCCACGCCCCAGGACACTTCCGGCGAGCGGGCCATCCGCGCACAGATCGCGGACAAGCGCAGCCGCCTGCAGCAGCAGGGGATCAGCGAGCAAACAAAGTTGCAACTCAATCTTGATCTGAGGGAACTGGAAGACAAGCTGAACCAGAAGCCGACCCTTCCCTCTTTCGCCAGGTAATCAATGCCCTTCGTCAGCTTCAACACCGACGAGCAGCCGGCTGACGGCGGGTTCATCGACTTCGACGCGCCGGCCAAGCCCAAGGACGAGGGCTCGGACTTCACGCGCGGGGTCAAGGAATCCTTCCAACAGCTGCCCCAGCTTGGCTATGGCCTTGTCGCCGGCGCCGGCGCGGCCCTGGAGTCGGCTGTCGGTGAGGGCGGCATTGCCACGGGCATCAAGAAGGCCGGGGTCAAGGGCTATCAGGAGTGGGGCGACAAGATCGCCAGCCAGGCCAAAGAGTCGGATTCGTGGAGCTATTCGTACGACAAGGCCAAGGAAGGCGACTTCGGCGCGCTGGTGGACTGGCTGCAACACGGCATTGGGTATGTCGGCGGCCAGGGTATCCAGGCCCTTGCCTCGGCCGGTATCGGTGCTGTCGGCGGCAAGCTCGTAGCGGGTACGGTCGCAAGGCAAGTCGCGGAGGGCATGGTTGCCAAGGAAGTGGCCAAGCTCGCGGCGGAATCCGGCGGCAGGCTCGCCGCCGAAGCGGTAACGGCCCAAGCGACAAAGAACGTCGCGGAGAAGTTCGCCGCCATCGGCATGAACGCCGCGATGGGCGGCATGGCGGTAGGCCAGGAAGGCGGGGAAATCTTCGGGGACTTGTCCAAGAGGTCTGTCGACGAGAACCGCTCCCTGACCGGTGCTGAACTGGGCAAGGCTTTTGCGACCACGCTCGCGGCCGGCGGACTTGAGTTCGTCGGTGACAGGCTCGGGCTCGATGTTGTCCTCGGCAAATCGGCCTTGCTCAAGCCCGCGGCCGGGATGGCGGGGCTCACGGGCCGGGTTGCCCGCGGCGGGATCGCAGCCGCTGGCGCGACCCCGATTGAAGCCGGAACCGAGTTCGGTCAGACCCTGCTGGAAGAAGCCGGCAAGGGCAACGACCCGCTATCCGCCGAATCGCTCAAGCAAGCCAGGGACGCCGCCGCGCTGGGTGCCTTGGGCGGAACCGCCATCGGCGGCGCCGGTGGGGTATTGCACGGGCAACAGGCGCCGGCGGAACCCGACCCGGTACCGGCCATCCTGAACGCCCCGGACGTGGACAGCGCCATCGAGGCAGCGCGTGCCGCCACTCAGGAGCGTGTCGCCGGACTGTTCGAGGCGCAGCAGACCGACGCCCTGATCGGGGCCATGCGCGAGCGCGAGGCGAACCCGCCCGTGTTCGCCCCGGCCAATGACGCGGCATCCTTGCTTGAGCGACAAGGGCAGGGCGACCCGCTGGCGCCGATGCTGGAAGACCGCCGCGTCAGGACCGATGCGTTCAACCAAGTCGAAGCCGACGCCGCGCAGGCCGAGCAGCGCAAAGCCGCCGAGATGGAAGCCATCCCGGAACTGGCCGCCGAGCAGAACGTCACCCAGGCCGCCGTATCCCGCGCAGGTTCGCTTGAATCGCCCACGGCAATGCAACTGGCGCTTGAGCGGGCCCGCGTGGCTCCTGCGGCCAATTCCCCGGATTCCCTGGATTCCCCGGGAGTCGCGGGAACCGCGGGAATTGACGCGGGAACTGCGGGAGTGCAGGAATCCGCCCCCGACCTCCCCCGCATCATCCCCCGCGCCGAGGGCCTTGTTGCCCTGCCGCAGAAGCTGGCCGAGCAACGCGCCGCGGCGAACCCGGCCTTAGAGGTTGTCAGATTTGCCAACATCGACCGGGCCACTGGCGAACCCAATGGGAAGTTCGCCTACACCACCATCCTGAAAGACAGCGATGTCAGCAACAGTGCTCGACCTGGGGCCGTACCTGACGCAGCCGCTGGAAGCCGGAATCCTGACACCGGCGTTGGCCTGGACCTTGGCGCTGGAGTTCGAGCACCGGCAGGGGATGCCGTGGCTGCCGGGGATGGAGCACGTCAACCAGACCGTCAGCCTGTGGCACTGGCCGACACAGGACGAGTTGGTGCAGTAGAACCGGCGGCCACGTGGTTCGGGCGCAGGGGTGACGGCTACGTGACCGAAGCCGATGCGCGCATGGCGCTTCCGAGCCGCCAGCGGGCCGAGCCGGACCTGTCGTGGAAAGTCGAGCCGATTGCGGGCGGCAAGTTCCGGCTTGCGGGGTATGCGAGTGCCGCCGTAGAATCTGGCGATGAGCAAACCAATGTCGGATCAGGAGTTGGAACTGCTGGCGCACAAGCCGCCCACGTGGTGGGCAACACACTACCACCCGGCGACGGGCGAGCCGTATATCCCGGAGCACCTGAAACAAGCGCAGGAAAAGTGGGAGCAGCGGCTTCCGCCGTACCAGCACGTTCAGAGGTAGCCAATGAGCCTGCGCAGCCTCAAGCGGCACAAGCCGGAATCGCCGATCTCGCCGGAGAAGTGGGCACAGGACAGCCAAGCCTACCTGGGGCTGGACTACCAGCCGTTGAGAACGACGGCGCGCGTGCCATTCAGCCAAGACGCCTACCTGAGGCTGATGTCCCTGCTGGCCGGACCGCCGCCGTCAGTGACCCGAACGTATCTCCCGCCGCCGCAGTAGCCCAGACCCCCGCCGATGCGGGGGGTTCTGTTCCTGCCCCCGAAGTCTCCCGCTACACCGGCAAGTACGGCAAGGGCATGAGCCGCGATGCCGCGAAGCTGGAAGCCGCCCGCCTGAACCGCTCTGCCGATGGCGTGACATACACCGCCGAAGAACACGGCGATGCGAAGCTGGAGAACCCGTGGGCGGTGGTGGGGCGGAAGGCTGCGTCCGGCCCCGCCGCCGAAGCATGGGCCGCAGCGACCCCCAAGAACCGCCGCTTCTTCGCCGAGAAGGGCGGGATTGACCTGACCTCGCGCGGCGCGGGACTGCTGACCGCCAAGAAGTGGGACGCGCTCGCGCCCGAGCAACAAGCGGCCATCACGCGCGGCATGGAGCGCGACGGCACGATTGCCACGCCGGAACCGGCAGCAACCGCAGCAGAACAGCCCGCAGCCGCCGAACTGCCCAAGGCTGATGCGACGGTAGCGGCGCAGCCATCCGAAGCCGCCAAGAGCAGCGAACTGGCGAACCTCGGCAAGATGATGCAGACGGCGGGCAAAGAGTTCGCGGAGGCCACTCCCGAGATTCACCGCGCCGAAGCCGCCCGCATCGACAAAGCCGCCGCCGCGATGGCTGACATGCCCGAAGTCAAGGCGCGCTACGAAGCCCTTGCCGAGTCGCACCGCGCTGCCGCCGAAACCAAGACCGCCGCCGCCACGACCCAGCAAGCCGAAGCCATCCTAGACGCTGCAGGCATCAAAGGCTCTGAGCGCCTGACCGCGATCAAGGACATTCGTTCCGGCGCGATCACGATGGACGAGCTGGTGCGGGCGCATCCGGCAGCCGAGAAGGCCGAAGCCGAGATCGACAAGCGCAATGCGGGCAAGGATCAGGATGCCGATCCGAATCAGGAGGCGATGTTCGCGCGCCGCGAGAGCGATCCCGAATTCCGCCGCGGCAACTTCCCCGCCCCCGGCATCACCCTCAACGCCTTCAGCAACGCCATCGAGGAAGCCTTCGGCAAGGGAGTTGCCGGCCGCTTGCAAAAGAACGGTGTCGTCATCCCCCTTGAGGACCAGAACAGCCTCCCGGAGCATGTGGTTCCGTTCGTGCGTGACGGCGACACAATCTTCGGCTTCTACGACCCCAAGACCGACCGCACCTATGCCGTGCTGTCCAACCTGCGCCCCGACATGGTGAAGGGGCTGGTCATCCACGAGGTCGGAGTCCACTACGGCTTCGAGGCCATGCTGGGCAAGGACAAGTACAACCAGGTCATCAACCGCATTTCGGTGCTGGGCAAGGCCGGGAACAAGGAAATCATCGCCGCCAAGGCCGAGGCGAAGGAGAACTCGGGCAACCCGCGCCAGGTGCCCGAGGAAACGCTGGCGTACCTGGTGATGAACCATCCCGAGATGGCGCTGGTCAAGGAAGTGATCGCCAAGATCAAGGCGTTCATGTTCGACAAGTTCGGCATCGGCGGGAAGTACCTGACGGTGGACGACATCACGCAGCTTGCCAAGGCGGCGGTGGAGCATTCGAGCCGGACCGAGCCGGGGGAACGGGCGCCGAGTTTCGCCCGTGGTACAACTGAGCCCATGGCGAGCCGCAAGGCCGACGAACTTTCAGCAGGCGTGGTCGAGAATTTGGCGCAATCCGACGAGGACGCACCAATCCTCACAGACCCCTCGCCCGAAGAGGCGAGCGCGGTCCAGGCTGGAATTGAAGGCAAGAGCGCCGTAGAGGCCGCCGAGTTCATCGCCGCCAACGCTCCATCCGAAATCCATCGGACCATCGCCACGCGGGTTGCATCGCGCCTGCGGCAGTTTGAATCCGTGGGGTCCACCTTCACGCTGCACGTCGCGCACGTCGGCGAGGAAGTGCCGGCGACGATGGTTGGCGCTGGCGTTCGCGGGCAGACAATCCAGACGGCCGACGACCCGGAAACTCACGTCTGGGTGCAGGGCGCCGATGTGACCGGAAAGGTCGGCACGTCCTACGAAACAGTGCTGCACGAGTTGGTCCACGCTGTCACGCAAAGGGCGCTTGACCTTGGGGAGCACGGCGCGAAGGGCGAGTTAGGGATTGCCGCACGCGAGCTGCGTGCGGTATGGCGTGATGTGCTCCTTCGCATTCGTGACCGCGCCGACGCGGGTGAGCTGACGCAATTCGAGCGCGAGTTCGGACTGTCCCGCAACAACTCGCTCCAGAACATGCACGAGATGCTGACCTGGGCGCTGGTTAACTCCGAAACCCAGAACTACCTTGAATCTGTGCCGTACAAGGGCGCTTCCGCGTGGAGCGCCTTCGTTGCTGCAATTCGCCGGTTCCTCGGGCTCAGCCCGAGCGCAGACACGGCACTCTCTGAAGTTCTGCACGTAGCCGACAAGCTGCTGAGTATTGATGCTGGTTATCTGATGCAGGAGGCGATCCGGCAGGGGCAGCACCTACAGGTGAACTACGCCGGAGCGCGCACGATCGTGAACAGCGCCCGCTCCGTAGTGACCGGGCAGACACTGCCGCAGACCTGGCAGGCCCCGGACGCATCCAAGCTGGACGACTTCATCTATTCGATGCAGGACAAGCACATCGACACCAAGCGGGTGATGAAGTCGGTACGGGATGCCATCGGGGCCATTGCCGACGAGCAAGACCCGTACTTGCAGGAGGAACTGTTCCACGGGCGCGCGGCAATGGCGACCAAGGAATTCCTCGAGAAGAGCCTGCGCCCGCTGCTGACCGACCTGCAGGCCCGCGGCATCGACATCTCCGACTTCGAGGAATACCTGCACAACCGCCACGCCGAGCGCAGGAACGTCCAAGTCGCCAAGGTGAACCCGAACATGCCCGACGGCGGCTCCGGCATCAAGACCGCCGACGCCCGCGCCTACCTGGCTGGACTGCCGGCGAACAAGGCCGCGGCGTACAAGGCGCTGGCCCGCCGGGTCGACCAGATCAACAAGGACACCCGCGACCTGCTGGTTTCGAGCGGGCTGGAGAAGCAATCCACCATCGACGCCTGGGACGCGGCCTACGGGGATGAGTACGTTCCCCTGATGCGCGAGGAGATGGACAACGGCGCCATGGGCATCGGCCAGGGGTTCAGCGTCCGCGGCGGATCGTCCAAGCGGGCCATGGGTTCGGACAAGCCGGTGGCGAACATCCTGGCCAACATCGCCCTGCAGCGGGAAAAGGCGATCACCCGCAGCGAGAAGCGCCGCATCGGTGAAGCCTTGTACGGGCTGGTGTTGAAGGCCCCGAACGACGACTTCTGGTTTGCCATCGACCCGGCGCTGCAGAACAAGAAGACGCCGAACCAGATCATGGCCACCCAGATGCAGTTGATCAGCATGGGGATGGACCCGCTGGACGCCGAGAACATCGCCAAGGAACCGACCCAGCGCTACATCGGCCCGGACGGACAGGTTCACGAACGCATCAATCCCGCCCTGCGCAGCGCCGACAACGTGCTGGCGGTGCGGATCGACGGCGAAGACAAGTACGTCTTTTTCAACGCCAAGGACGAGCGCGCGATGCGGATGGCGAAGGCGCTGAAGAACCTGGACGCAGATCAACTCGGGACGGTGATGGGCACGGTTGCCAAGATGACCCGGTATTTCTCGGCCATCAACACCCAATACAACCCGATCTTCGGCGTGACCAACATCGTGCGGGACGTGCAAACGGCCGTGCTCAACCTGAATTCGACGGCGCTGAAGGACCACAAGGCGGACGTGATGAAGCACATCCTGCCGGCGCTTCGGGGCATCTACATCGACTTGCGCGATCACCGGGCCGGCAAGACGCCGACCTCGAGCTACGCGGCGATCTTCGAGGAATTCCAGCGCGAGGGCGGGGCCACTGGCTACCGGGATATGTACGCTAACGCCCAGGAGCGCGCCGACGATATCGCCGCGGAACTGAAGGCGATCAAGGACGGCAAGGCGCTGAAGCTGGGCAAGGGCATCATGGCCTGGCTGTCCGACTACAACGAGTCGATGGAGAACGCGGTTCGGGTTGCCGCCTACAAGGTGGGCAAAGAGCAGGGCATGACGAATCAGCAGGCCGCGAGCCTCGCCAAGAACCTGACGGTGAATTTCAACCGCAAGGGACAGGTCGCGCTGCAGGCCGGCGCCCTCTATGCGTTCTTCAACGCGAGCGTGCAAGGAAGCGCGCGGATCGCGCAGACGCTATTCGTGGACGGAAAGCTGTCGTCCACCGGCCGGCGGATCATCACGGGCGGGATTCTGCTGGGCTCGATGCAGGCCCTATTGCTGGCGATGGCCGGCTTCGATGACGATGAGCCGCCGGACTTTGTGCGCGAGCGCAGCCTGGTGATCCCGATTGGCGACAAGAAGTACGTCTCCATCCCGATGCCGCTGGGGTTCCACGTCCTGCCCAACCTTGGCCGCATCCCGGCCGAGTGGGCGATGAGCGGCTTCAAGAACACGCCCAAGCGCATCGGGCAGCTGGTGGGCCTGCTTGCCGACGCCTTCAATCCGATCGGTTCGGCCGGGCTGTCGCTGCAGACCCTGACGCCGACCATCATCGACCCGCTGGCCGCGCTGTCGGAGAACAAGGACTTCACCGGCAAGCCGATTGCGAAGAAGGACTTCGACGCCCTGCACCCGAGCGCCGGCCACACCCGCGCCAAGGACACGGCAACCCCGTGGGCGAAGCTGATCTCCTACGGGATGAACATGGCGACCGGCGGAACCGACTACAAGCCGGGGCTTGCAAGCCCAACACCGGACCAGATCGACTACCTGATCGGCCAGGTGACGGGCGGGGTCGGCCGGGAAGCGGGCAAGCTGTCGCAAGTCGCCAGCAGCGCGCTTTCAGGCGAAGAGTTGCCGATGCACAAGATCCCGCTGGTGGGCCGGTTCGTGGGGACCACCGAAGGCCAGTCCGCGGAAGCCTCGAGGTTCTACAACAACCTGCGCCAGATCGGTGAGCACAAGGCGGAATTGGACGGGCTGCGCAAGGACCGCAAGGGGACCGAGGCCAGCGCCTACCTGCGGGAGAACCGCGAGGCGATGCTGGTTCCGGTGGCCGACCGGGTTCAGCGCGAAGTGTCCAAGCTGACCACGATGAAGCGCGACTTGATCAAAGCGGGCGCATCGAAAGAGCGCATCAAACTGCTGGACATGGCGATCACAGCCCGGATGAAGGTCTTGAACGACCGGGTCCGCGCGATGGAGAAGGAACCGGCTTAGCGCAGGGCCGGCCAGAACAGGGCCAGCACCGGCGCGAGGAAGGCGATCCCGACGAGGACCAGCCAAACCATCTGCATCTTCTCTTTCGGAGTGACGGCGATGAACGCGAGGACGCCGCCCCAGATGATCGCAACCGCAAAGAGTTCGGTCATAGCAGCCAGAACAGCGCCCAGACGACAAGGCCCGCCATGGCGACGGCGTTCACCAGACCGGCATAGGCGACCATTCGCATGATTGGTTCGACGTCTTCGTCGGGAATGAAGCGCGTGTCGATCATCTTGTTCCCCTGGTAGCTCAGCAGTAAGTACCCATCCCGCAATTATCCACCCAGCCCGCCGCCCGCGGGCTTTTTCGTTTCTAGGAGCACCCAATGGCACTGATAAAGCCGACCCACGCCTTCGTCGGAGGCGACCAAAACGCCAGCTTGTGGACGTGGAATCTCACGACCGCAGACCACACTGGCTCTCACATCGAGCAGGTTCAAAACATGGACCTGTGCTGGCAATCGTTCGCCACAAACCAAGGCGGGATGACGGTTGCGATTCAAGGCTCCAACGACGGAACCAACTGGTTCGGTTTGACCAACGCATCGGGCGGTTCTGCCGCGACCTTTGCTGCTGATGGCGGGAAACAAACCGTCGAACGCCCCCGCTATGTTCGCCCGTCCGCGTCAGGCGCACCCGGCACGGCCTCGGTCGTGGCCATCACCTGCCTGGCCCGCAAGAACCCTGTCAAGTGAGAATCAAATGAAGAACGTAACCCCCGGCATCGAAGCAATCCGCCGCTTCCAGGTTCTTTTCAACGATCTGGCCGGCCTGGCCGATGAGCTGGAAGGAGTGTCCTCGCTGGAAGGCATGGCCAGGTCAGCAGAGGCGATGGCGCAGAAAGCCGCCGACGACCTGACGGTCGCGCAATCCGCCATCGAATCCGCCAAGTCCGAAGTCTCCGCCGCCCAGGAGCAGGCCAAGGACATCGTTGCGAAGGCCCGGCAGGACGCCGCAGACATTCTTGTGAAGGCCGAGCAGGACCGCGCCGACGTGGCCGCCCAGGCATCGAGGGATGCAGCCCAGACCGTCGCCGACGCCAAAGCGAAGGCCGATCAGGACTTGTCGCTGATGAAAGCCGAAAGCGAAGGACTGTCCCGCAAGAACGGCGAGCTTCGCGCAGAGGCTGTGACGCTGACCGCCAAGCGCGATGAACTGGCCGGCGAAGTGACCGACCTTGAAGGCAAGCTCGCCAAGGTCAAGGCTGCGATTGCCGCGCTGAGGGGCTGATGTCCATCGGCACGCGGGCAATCGGGGTTGGCGCGCTGGGGGTTGTCCCGGCGCTGTCTGTTCCTACTGCCCATCCCATTCGCCAGAGCGGCGCTATCGGCACCCATGCCATTGGCGCTTACTCGATTGGCGGCAACAGCGGGACAACCTCGGCCTCTGGCGGGGTCAATCATCTTATCCACTGGCGCAGGCGCGGCAGACGCTGAACAGGATCGCACATGGCACACAAGACAGTCCCCCGCGTTGGCGAGTCGTCCACAACGACCGGCACCGGCCCGTTCACGCTTGGCGGCGCACTGACGGCCCATAAGCGATTTTCCGCTGAGTGCTCTGTTGCTGACACCTTCTGGGGCAACATCGCCGCCGTAGATGCCAGCGGCAACGAAACCGGCGATTGGGTCGAAGGGCTGATGACGTACAGCGCGGCCAACGAAGTCACGGTCACGACCGTCTACAAGTCCTCGAATGCCGATGCCGCCGTCACGTTCGGCGCGGGGACGAAGTACGTCACGCTGATTGCCGATGCGCGGCAGATTGCCTCTGTGCCTCGCGGCGGGACGGCGAACCAAGTGCTGGTCAAGAGCAGTTCGACGGACTACGCGACCGAATGGAGCACGCCTACCGAGTCCATCCTGATAGCGTGCGGCGACGAAACCACGGCGCTAACGACCGGGACCAAAGTCACGTTCCGCATGCCCTACGCCTTCACACTGACGGCGGTTCGCGGCAGCCTCACCACGGCAGCAACGGGGGCGACCCTCTTTGCATTCGATGTGAAGGAATCCGGCTCGACCATATTTAGCACCAAGCCGACTTTTGACGCCAGCGAAAAGACCACGACGACAGCGGCTACGGCTTCCGTCCTGAGTGACACGTCCCTTGCAGACGATGCGGAAATCACCGTCATCATTGACGCGGTTGGAAGCACCATCGCCGGGGCTGGGCTGAAGGTCGCACTTATCGGGCGCCGCACATGATGCTGCTGAATCCTTATCGGTTCGCGGCGGCGTACCTCACCGCCACTGGAGGAACGATAACCGAGGACGGCGACTACAAGGTCCACACGTTCAATAGCTCTGGCACGTTCGAGGTTACCGCCGGGAGTGGGGATGTTGAATACCTCGTCATTGCCGGCGGCGGCGCTGGTCGTGCCGGTGGTGGCGGCGCTGGTGGCTATCGCACGGCAGCCGGCTACCCGGTTTCGGTCGGAAGCTACACGGTTACGGTCGGGGCGGGCGGTGCCGGCGGCGATATGTCGGCGGCAGGCGGGACCGGAAGCGACAGCGTATTTGACACCATTACGTCAGCCGGTGGCGGTGCCGGGGGGATTCTCACTGGAGTCGGCGGCAATGGCGGCTCTGGTGGCGGCGGCGGGTTCGACAGTGGTTCAACCCGAGCTGGCGGCACTGCCACATCTGGACAAGGGTCTGCTGGCGGAGCCCAGGCTCAGACAGGCAGCCCCTATCCGGCGGGTGGCGGCGGCGGCGCGGGAGCAGTTGGGCAAGACGCGACGGTCGCCACGCAAGGCGGCAACGGCGGCGCCGGGCTGAGCAGCAGCATCACCGGGGCTGCTGTAACCCGCGCTGGCGGCGGCGGTGGCGGTACTTACGACAACGGATCCACGGCTGGTTCTGGGGGTGCTGGTGGCGGCGGCGCTGGCACCATCGCTGACGGCGCGGCTGCTGTTGCCGGAACCGCGAACACTGGCGGCGGCGGTGGCGGTGGATCGCTGAACAGGAATGGCGCTGATGGCGGCTCTGGGGTCGTGATTATCCGCTACCGATTCCAATAAGCCCTACTGTTTTTTCTTGGGCGTGAATAGCCAACGTCCGGCCGTTGGTTGAGGCGTTATGGAGGGTCGCAAGTGCTCGATTGCTTCCTCAATCGGGATGTTCTTTTCGGCGCTCACGGCCTCGGCGGCAGCGCGTAATCGGCGCTCGGCCTCTTGGTGTTCGGTCATCGAACCGTAGATTCCTTGAACCATCGCGCGACGTTCGTTGTTCATTTCTTCCCCTTAAGACTGAGCAGCTTTTCCAGCCGCGCCAAGACCCGCTCGATGGCGGTGAGGCGCTTTTCAACTGGGTCGGACTCGAAGGACCGGGCCAGGCGCTGCACTATTTCCGAGTTGGCCGAGTGGATTCCATCGGCGGCAGCGTGGATTTTCGTGTGCAGCCATCTCGGTATCCGAAGCACCGTTTGGACGACTTCATCATCTTGTGGCATGGGCGGAATATAAAGCAAATCCGGCGACTTCACATTGATACTAAACTGGCGTAGGATAATGACTCCACTTTGATGTCGGAGCCGCCATGCGCCTATTGATTGCCCTCATCGCCAGCTTCTGGCTAACCGGCTGTGCGTCCCAGCCCTATTCCGCCGTAGCCGCCGACGCAGCTACGACCGCGACGGGGCTGAGCATGGCGGGGGTTGCCGAGATGAACCCGCTGGGCTGGGCGACGGTGCCGCTGCGCATCGCGGTAATCGAGCGGGCCAAGACGATGCCCATCGAGCACGGCACGCCGGTCCTGCACATGACCAGCGCAGTAGGCTGGGGCGCTGCGACGAACAATCTGCTGGTGATGGCCGGTGCTGGCCCGTTGTCGATAGTGGCCGGGATCGTGGTCGGAATCGGCGTATGGCAGGACGGCGAGCGCGAAAGGCAGTTCTGGTCGAACTGCGCCCAGCACCGGAAGCTGGAGCCGGACAAGACACTCGAATGCGTCTGGGTGAAAACCTAGACGACCAACACCAACAAGGCCCGCACATCGCGGGCTTTTTCTTTGCCCCACGAGCGAAAGAAAGGACCGCGACCCCATGGACATCCCGCAATACGTCATCAACCTCGTAGGGGGCGCTGCAATCGGCCTGCTCGGCTGGTTTGCGCGCGAGGTGTGGGGCGCCGTCAAGTCGCTCAAGCAAGACCTCGAATCCCTGCGCGTGAAGCTGGCCGAGGACTACGTGAAGCGGCAGGACTTCACCAGCGCCGTGGACGGGCTCTCCCGCGAGGTCCGCGAGGGCTTCACACGGATCTTCGACAAGCTGGACGGAAAGGCCGACAAATGATGCTCATCGAAGACTGGAAGGCCGTCCTGGCCAAAGCCTGGTCGGTGAAGTTCAACATCGCCGCGGCCCTGTTCGGCGCGGCCGAGGTTGTCGTCGCCCTGGTCCAGCCTGCCAGCATCCCCAACGGCGTCTTCGCCGGCATCGCCGCCACGATCAGCATCCTGGCGAACGTGGCCCGCGTGATGGCGCAACAGGAGTTGCAGAAGCCATGATCCCCGGCAACCGCGACCCGAAGCGCTACGCCCGCACGAAGTTGTCGGCCGCCGTCACGGCGCTGATCCTGGCCGGCGCATCGGCCCCGGTCATCATGGACCAGTTCGTGGGCGAGCGCGAGGGCTCGCGGCAGGTGTCCTACCTCGACGGCGGCTCCAGTAGCGTCAAGCGCATCTGGACGATCTGCAAGGGCCTGACGAAGATCGACGGCCAGCCGGTGACGCAGTTCATGCGGCTGTCCAAGGAGGAGTGCGCCCGCCACGACCGCAAGGAGCTGCAGGCCACGCTCGATGAGCTCCAACGCATCGTCAAGCCCGCCATATGGGCTGGCCTGTCCGAGCCTGCCAAGGCTGGCATCGCGTCCTTCTGCACTTACAACCTAGGTTCCCCGAAGTGCCGCGGCTCGACGTTCCTGAAACTGCTGAACGCGGGCGCACCGCGCAACGAGTATTGCGCCCAGATCACGCTCTGGATTCGGGACGGCGGCAAGGACTGCCGCTACGACCGCAGCTGCACCGGCCAGGTTGAGCGCCGCATGCAGGAGGACGAGTTGTGCTTGATCCCGAAGGAAACACCATGACCGACAACACCCGCCGGATGGTCCCGCTGGAATCGCTGCTGCGCGAGTTCGGCCACGAGGAATTGCGCTTGAAGCAGGCGGGCGACTTCCAGCACGCCGGATGGGTGCGCAGCGCCATCGTCCGCATTCTGCGCATCGCCGACGAAGGCGAGACGAGCCTCGACCCATCGGAGCCCACATGAACGCCCAGCGCGGCTTCGTCATCACCCCCCTGATCCTGCTCGCCATCAAGGCCGGCGCCTTGCTGCTCGCCGTGGCCGCTGTCGTCGGGGCCTACAGGTGGCACGCGAACGGGTTGCGCGAGGAGGGGCGGGCGGAAGTGCGGGCCGAGTGGACCACCGAGCGGACCCGGCAATTGGAGGCCGCACGCGCGAACGACGCCGAGCAGCGCCGCATCGAGCAGCGCCGCCAGTCGCTGCAGGCCGAGGCCGACGAAAGGAAAACCCATGCGATACACGATCTTGACCAGCGCCTGGCTGCTGCTGTTGGCGAGCTGCGCAACCGCCCCGAGCGCCCCGCCGCTGCCAGTGGAACCGGCGGCGATCCCCCGGCTCGCCAAGCCTGCACCGGAGCCGAGCTTTATCGACCGGATGCAGAGTTTCTTGTCCGGGAAGCTGCCCGGGCCCAGCGCGTCCTCATCGAGCGAGACGACCTCTGGGAAAAGTACAACGCCCTTACGGTGAAGCCATGAAGCTGATTGACCTCGAACCACAGTTCGTGCGCTGGGAGGACCAGCCGTACACCGGGGACTTCGTGCTACCCGGCTATGACACGGACACCGACGCCGGCAATGAGGCGTGGAAGGCGGCTGGCTACCCGACGGAGCGCCGTACGGAAATGAGAGAAAAGCAGATCGAGGTAGCCACCTTCGCCGAAGCGCAAGGGCTGCGCATGTGCTGCCCGGTCTGCAAGAGCCATGGGCTTGCCGTCGCATTCGCTGGACGTGGCGTGCTGGATCACCACGGATCACACAACCGTGACGGCAAGCCGAGCCGATGGCAGGTGAGCGGGACTGGCTTCGACGACCTCACGCTACACCCTTCAATCGACCTAACCGGGCCGGCGCGGCCGAACTGCTGGCACGGCTGGATTAAGAACGGGGTGGTGACGTGAAGCGCGGCGCCTCCCCCTGATCATCTTTGCAGGTGTCTCCTCCCGGGCTCAGGCCCGGACCTCACACTCCCGCATCAGGCAAGGTGCGGGAGTTTTTTGCGGAAAGCCTGGAGAAACAGTTGGAGAAACGCTATACCCTCGATAGCGCCGATTCAAGCGCTAGCGCCGCGCGCCCGCTCGACATTCGGAAACACCCAGGGGATTGCTCATTCCACCGCAGTTTAAGCACTGGCGTGGCTTAGCGCCCGATTCTTTCCGCATCCCGTAAGCATTTTCCGGGTACTCGGCCCCTCTGAAGGCGCGTTTTTGCGGAAACGGTTTAGCGCACCGGCCGCACGCGCTCGACGCGGGTGCGGTAGTGGCGCAGGGTGATCGCCGGGCTGCTGTGCTGCAGGAGCTTTTGGGCGTCCTCGATCGTCGCGGCCAAATCGGCGGCGTACTTGCGGCAGTCCTGCTGGATCATGGCGCGGATGGCGGTCGCCAGATCGGCGTTGCCGGTCTTCTCGGCCACCAGCGCTGCAGCCTCGCGCGCCTTGGCGAAACGCCCATTGAGCATCGCGTAGGACACTTCCCGGCCGGTGGGGGTGGCCAGCAGCTTGAGGTGCAGCGCCCGCCGGTTGGCCCGGCGCCGCTCGAGCAGGTCCGGCAGCACTTGGGACAGGTTCACGTCGAAGTCCAGCTTCTTGCCGGTCTTGCTGGCCTTGAGCCGCAGGATGTCGCCAGGGGGCAGGGGGATGGAGCGCACGTCCTTGATCCGCATGCTGGTGGCGCTGGCAAGATCCATTGCGTCCTTCAGCAGTTGGTCGCCGGCCGCGTAGATGGCCTCGAACACCTCGTCCGTCACTTCCATTTCCCGCGGGGTTTCCGGGTTCTTCCAGGCGCTGCCCTTCATGCCGGCGGCCGGCCATGGCAGTTGCGTCAGGCCTGCCATCCGCGCGTGGTTCCAGACCAGCTGCAGCACCGACAATTCCCGGTTGGCCTGGGTCTTCCCCTTGCGCAGCCGCAGGTACTGCATCAGCAGGGGCAGCGTCAGTTCGTGCCAGGCCATCGCGCCGCACCAGGCCTCGACGCGCTTCAGGTGCCGGGTGTAGTCGCGCCGGGTGTCCGCGTTGGTGTACTTGGGCGGGTTTTGCGGGGTGCCGGTCAGCGCTTCGGCCCGCCAACTGGTGATCGCCTCCTGAATGCGGCCACGATCGCGCGGCTTCTTGTTGTGCAGCTCGTCCCACTGCGCCAGCGCCTGGGCGTGGTCCTTGCCCAGCGGAATATCGGGTTTACCCTCCGAGCGCATGTCGTAGTAGTAGTACACCCAGCGCTGGCCGGACGCGCCCTTTCGCACCAGCGTGCGCAGGCGGGGGTGGCGGGTGATTTTCGGCATCAGGTCACGGCTGCCCAATTTGGCCCCCCAGATGATACGACCGGCCGGCCTTCGACCCAGGCGCGGGCATGGACGCGGCAGACGATCACGCGCTTGTCGCGCACCTGGTGGGGAATCCCCTCGGCCTTGAGCCACGCGGCCTGCGCCGGCACGCGAGCGTGGCCGGTCAGGTCGTGCAGTTCAGTCTTCGAGAGAAATTCCCCTTCCACCGCTCAGTCCTTGCCGGCGCGCTCGTCAGGTACTGATGCGGGAGACCTTTTCAGCGCTGGCCCTGCGCGGCATTTCGCGGCTGTAGACCTTCGTGCGGCCCACGTAGAACGACACCAGCCAGTCGGTGCCGGATTCGTCGGTGAGGCATTCCACCTCGATGTCTTCAGGCTTTGCCATCACGGCCTCCGTCAATCGTTTTCACGCCAGCGGCGGCACGCGCCTGCCGCGAGCACCCATCGCCGCAAACGGTTGGCATCGGGCAGGTTCCGGGCTTGCATGGTGGGCGAACCGCCTCCACGCCAGCGGCGCGCTCGCGCAGTTTCACTGCTATGTCCACCATCGTGGCCAGCGCTTCATCGCTCAGCGCGAAGCGTGTTTGCACGCCATCCGGCGCGGTCAGGTCGAAGCATGTGTGCAGGCAGTCCTCGCTGAGAACGCCGAACACCTTGCCGCCGTTTTTGAGCGGCGCTGACAGGCCAATCTTGAGTGCGCGAATCTCAGTCACGGGGAACCTCCTGCACGCCAGCGGTGGCGGCTTCAAATGGGCTCATCGGCCCCTTCATCCACATGCCTTTTCGCCACGCCATATCGAGCCCGCCAAGTGTTTGCAGGCGCCAGTGCGCGAATTCCTCACGCTGGTCATACTCGTTGCCGAAGCTCCCAGCGGTGAATCGCACCTCGGCCACATCCCAGCCTTCCCGCAGCCGAGGCGGACAGGTGCGCGGCTTGAAGTCATTGCTGATGAAGTAAACACCCGGCGCTTTCGGTTTGCGCTGCGTGAAGCCTGCGGCCCGCCATTTGCTGCTCATTTCGGTGTCCCTCCGGCAGACGCCTCGGGAGTGCCCCGCACGCCATCAACGAGCCCGGCAGCGATGCTGTCGCCGCAGAACTCGACGCAGCCGTCATCGCGGGCTGGCCACAGCTTTGCGGCCTCAGTCAGTTCGCCGACTGGCTTGCACCAGAACCCAGGCGTGCCGCCGAATCCGCTGGGCGAATAGATAGCGGTGCCGGATGGCCCAACCACTTCCCAGGTGCTGCCGGTCAGCATGTCGCGCCACCGCGAGCCGCGCCGGATGGTGCGCGGGCCGCGCGAGCAGTGGACTCTCCAAGAGCCGATTACGTCGGCCATCACGCGCCTCCTTTCGGTTCGGTTTCGGGAGTGCCCAGCACGCCAGTAAGGTCTGCGCGAACGTAACGGACGGCCATGCGCTTCGGGGCGCCGGGGCGCATGAAGCCGTGCGGGCCAGGGCCGTCCATCACGGCGCGGTAGTGAGGCCGCTCGCCGTCTCTGCTCACATTCATGACGAAAATCTCTGCTGGTGCGTCAGACGGCTGCACGCCAGCGGTGGACGAGCTGTCAGAAGCCATCGAATTCAGGTAGCGCATCGGCTTCCACCTCGCTGAGATAAACGTCGGAATAGCTGTGTGGGTCGGTCTGTCCGATGGATGCCGCCGACGCTTCGGCTTCCAGCTTCCATTGCTCGGCCTCGACCGGCGAGAGAATCAGGTGCGACCCATCGAAGCTGACGCGCACGTACCGCACACGGGGATTGCAGAAGGCGTCGAACATCGGGCCGTCCGGCTGGCACGGCGAGTTGTTGTCGAGCGTTTCAGGAGCCACCGGAACACCAGATGCGGCTGTTGAGTCGCAATCGACACCGCACTCTGGGCAGGTCCCTGTTGCCGGGTTGCCATGGCCGTCCGGCATCATGGCGCACGCGCCGCTGGGCTTGCCGCATGTCGGTCGCTCGCGTACAGAGCGCGACTCCGGGTCGAGCGGATCGGGAATCGTGATCGGGAAAACACGGGCGTCAAACTCGCACGCCTCAGCGGCGCCGCCGCCGCGTCCGCGAAGGTGTCGTGCACCTCCCATGCAAGTCACTCTGGACGGATGCCCAAGCGGCAGCGAAATCGCGCCCCATTCGAGGACGTAGGCGATATCACGCATGGCCACCTCCCTTCGGTTCCGGTGCCGCTCCGGGGTGTCGTTCGATGCCGAGGTCCTGCCGGAATTCCTCGACCGTCTGCCAGTGCTCGTCGTCATCCACGAACGCGCAGGCGCGGCCGTGCGGGCACATCATGGCGAGCATTCCGGTGGTGACCGGAACCCCGCACTTGTCGCACTTCGGGCATTCGTCATCAGCGCAGGCTCGCAGACGGGCGAGGTTGGCTTCGATGGCCTTCCGTTGTTCGTTGGTCGGCTCAGCCACGGGGCACCTCCACGCCATCCTCGTCTGCTGAGGAAAGCCCAGCCGGAAACGCGAGTGCGACGGGCTGCGGCTTACCGTTGACGATGCGATATGTGGTGTTCGCTCCGACCTCAAGACGGACCAGCGAAAACTCATCGCCCTCGCCAATGTCGCCGCAGTCGATCAGGCAAGCGGCGCACTCTTCCGGCGATTCGTAGTGCGCGTTCCACTCGTCATTCGGAACGAAGATCGTCTTCATCGTTGCCCTCCGTCAGGTAAGTCCACGCCAACAGGAACGGTCCCTTCGGCTTCCACCTTGGGGGCGGGGACGGCAAGCGCAGCCTGTGCGGCTTCTACTTCAGTGGCCCAGCGGCCGTATATTTCGCAGGCTTCCGGGTTGGCTGTGCGGCACAGTTTGCGCAACTGTTCGGCCAGCCCTTGCATCGGGATATTGCTCATTCTTGTTCTCCAAGACGGGCGCGCATGGATGCCAATGCGGTTCTCGCCTCACGCACAGGGCAAGGGCCATCTTTGCAGTTGGCGTGTTCCTTGTGCTGCGTGTCGTTCAGAAGGTCGCGCAGCGCTTCCATCGCTTCGCGCATCAGCGCTTCGTCTGCGAGGCGGGCGGCGATAGCGTATTCGCGCATGTCCTGTTCGTCGTATGTGTAGAGCTTTTCGGTCCGCATTGCAGCATCCTGCTGGAAAGATTCGATGCGAGCTTTGGGCATTGGCGGCAGGCTCGGAACGGTCCCACTCGTCACGCTCCGGTCAGATGAAATATCGCTCATCTCTTTTCCTTATTTGTTGGTCAGCTTCGGCCTAGACCGTTCAGGCGGCCTGCAACTGTTTGGCCTGCACGGTCCTGATGTGCGCGATCAGCGCCTCATAGATCAGGTTTTCATCGCTGGCCCGGTACAGCTTCGCGGCCTTCTCCGTTGCCGCCGGCTCGAACCCGAGTTGCTTGAGGAAGTCCGCGGTCAGGGTGAATCCCAGCTTGTCCCCGATCTGCCCCAGGCGGATGGGCGGCGCGGCCGGCGCCCGCGTTCCCAGCGGAACCACGTTTGCGGCTTGCGAGGAAACCGCAGGAGCGACGATCGCGACCGGGGCGGGGGTTGGGGCAGGGGTTGCGGCCAGGGCGGCTGCGAGCTGTTCTGCGGCGATCTTCTCGCGCGCTTCCCGCTCGGCCTTCTCCTGCTCTTCCCGGCGGATGCGCTCGCGGGTGTCGGCTTCCTTCTTCGCCTCGGCGGCCTGGTGCTCGGCAATCCGGCCCTTGATGATGGCGCGCAGGTCGTCCACCGGCTTGCCGATCAGGGCCAGGCGGTCAGCCAGCAGGAACTCGTAGCCCTTGCCGTCCTCGGCCATGCACGCCAGCGAAGCGCGGATCTTGCGGGCGGATTCGTCGGCCACGATCTTGGCATTGGCCAGCATCGTGTCCAGCGCGTCCTGCATGCTGGCGTAGTTGCGCTTGTTCTTGAGTGCGCCGGCGAAGTCCACCGGCGGCAGGACGATCCACGGGCCGCCGGTTTCCGCGATCAGGGCCTGGATGTGTTGCTCGTAGTCGCTCTTCGTCTTGGCGATCATGGCCGCTTTCTTGGCCTTATCCTCGCGCTCGACATCCTGCTCCAGCTTCAGGGCCGTCAGGCGCATGTCCTCGCACCACGTATCAATCATGCGGGCGGCTTCGCCCACGGTGACGGTCTGGGACAGCATCGCGTCCTTCGCCAGCTTCGCCTGCTGGATGCTCTCGCGCAGCAGCTTGGCGGACTCCTTGGCATTCGAGAAATCCTGGTCGCTGACCAACTGGATGGCTCGCACCTCGGACAGCCGCGCGGCCAACGCCTCCCCGTACTCCTTCATGTTGCTGGTGGTGATCTCGCCCTTGGCGTGGATGAACAGCGCTGGCAGGGCGAGAGTGACTTCCGCCTTCGGTCTCTCCGCGACCTCGGTGGGCACGTAGGCGGCCAGATCGGCGGCGAACTGCTTCCAGCCGGCGATGATCTCGGCGCGCAGGGCCGGGTCGCTGGAATACCAGCAGTGCCGTTCCTCGACCAGCGTTTCGTCGCCGCGCTCACCCGTCCACTTTGACGCCATGAACAGCACCCGCTCGGCGCCGGACACCAGCAACTGCTGTTCCATCTGGACCCGGTAGTGCTTGGGCAAGCGTGGGGCTTCGTCCTCGCCCTCCATGACCTCGCGCAGTTCCTGGTTCAGCGTCTTGTGCTCGAACGCCGTGTCGCCCATGAGTGTCAGCCCGTCGAAGCTGGCCGACAACTCGCCCAGCGTGCCGACTACGGGCGCGAGGTCGTCCCCGATGATCTTCTCGGCCAGCGGTCGGGCCAGCGCCTCGAATCGGTGCCCGTCCGCGAAGCGGAGTTCAGTGGCTGAGTCGTGCTCGGCGGCCAGGCCGGTGTGCAGTTTGCGCAGCAGTTCGGCGCGCTTCATGTACGGGCTGCAGCCCAGCATGGCTGGGGCGTCCGAGGCGTTGAAGTGCGTGGCCCGGTGAGCGTGCCATTCCGGTGTGCCGGCGATCAGGTGTTGCGTTTCCATGGTGGGGTTCCTCAGTTGAATGCCGGGATGCGCTGGTCGAACATGGCGCGCAGTTCCGCGCGATGCTGCTCGTCCGCCACTTCACCGATGAGGTCGGCCGCGGCGTCCAGCGCATCGCGGTTCGCGGCTTTCGTGATGGCGTCCGCGACGGCGGCGAAGGTCAGGGGCGGTTCGGCCTTCGGCTGCAGCTTCGCCTTCTGCGCTTCGGTGAGCTGGCCCTTCGTCTCCAGCCACGCGATGAGGTCGGCCACGGGCTTGCCCTTGGCGATCGCGTCCAGGCACTTGGGCAACTGCTTGGCGAAGGCGTCATCCGGCCACACGGGCAGGGCGGTGGGCTGCTCGGTCGCGGCCGGAGCCTCCCCCTCGCGCGCCAGTTGCTCGCGCAGTGCGGCGTCCATGTCCTCCAGGTCCTGCGAGAAAATGTCGCTCGCCGCCGTGACGTTGAGCGTCATGGCCATCTTGGCGCGCTTGTTCGCCATCTTCAGGATGGTGTTGGCCATGTCGGCGGGTTCGGTGCGGACCTGGTCCTGTGTGTAGAAGCCGCCGCCTTGCTGCTTGCCGTACTTCTTGCGCCGCAGGTTGACGGGCGTTTCCTCCCATTCCTCCTTGCACACGGCCTTGCGCCACTTGTACTTTTCCTCTCCGCTGGACGCCTCGCCCATGCCGGAACCGAGCACGATGCCGGTGGTCTGGTGAGTGCCGATGCAGTTGACCCGATAGCGCACCGTGTCGGCCGTGGACAGGTCCTCGACTTCGTAGGTGTCCGCGATGCGAAACACCATGCACAGTTGTTCGGCGCCGGCCTTGTAGAGCGTCGGCTTGGGCGTGCCGGGGATCTTCCCGTAGTGCACGTCCGGCTTCATCACGTTCTTCATGACCTCTTGCACGACGGCGACGTGCTGGATCAGATCAGACACGGCCATGCGGCCGGCGTTCTGGGTGGACGCGAGCGCGCCTTGCTTGATTTCGACAACTGCATTCATGTTCAGTTCTCCAGGGGGTTAATTCAGCGAGCGAAGTACCCAGCCGCAAGAGCCAGGCACAGGGCAAAGGCGAGGGCGAGGGCGATCCATTCGGCGCCGTGGATGAGGCTGTCAATCCATGCCCAGGCGTCGGGCTCGGGTGTGTCGGCGCGCTCCTGCTCGATTCGGCGGCTCTGCTCGCTCATGACTTCGTAGAGGCTTTGTCCGGTCATCGAATGGGCCTTTCCAAGTTGGCGCGCAAGATCACGGCGCGGCTCGTGTACGGTGAAAGCGGGTGAAGCTTCCATGTGGCGAAGTGCAGCCAGCCGAGGGCGATCAGGCGAAGGATGGGGCTCAAGCTGCGCATCACTCGCCTCCCTTCGGCTCCGGTGTCGCGCCGTCACCAGCGGGGGCTGCGGCGGCAGCTTGCCCAGCGCCCACAGGACCGCCGTCCGGGCTTGCATTGGCGCAGTTCTCTCGGTCCGTAGCGTCGGGGCTTTCGCCCTCTGCCTTCAAAACGTGTTGAGAGTTGCGCGCTTCGGGTATTTGGTCCTGCACCATGAACGGCCAGGGGCGGGGAGTGGTCATGCGTCCACCGTCATCGTGAGCGACTGCAACTTTCCGATGCGGTCGAGGATGGCGTTTTGCCGCCGCATGGAGTCAGCGCGCTCCTTCTGCAGTTCGGCCTGCAACGTCCTGACTTGCGCGTTGGCGACGGCATCCTTGGGCAACAGCGTGACGGTGATTTCCGCCGTCCCGATTTCCGTCCACGGGTAACTGCCTTTGTCCATGTCGTGCGCCGAAAAGCCCAGTTGCGAAACCACGTTGCCAGGGTTCTCCTTCACTTGAGAGAGCAAGTAGCCGAAGTCCTCCGATGTGCTGGTCAGCCATGCGCGCACGGTGCCAGTAACCTTGATTGATTCGTTCATTCGTCGTCTCCAGTTGCGCGCCGATCCTTGGCGCATTGGTGCAGGTAGTCGGCGCGCTCTGCTTCGGCTTCGGCGGCAGCGTTCGGGTTGAACGGCTCGCCGTGCTCGTCAATCCAGCCGTGGCCGTCGCATTCGGTGCAGTCTTCGCGCTCATCGCAGCCCAAACCCATGGGGTCGTCGGTGTAGATCACGCCCTTACCATTGCACTCGGCGCACTCGCTCGGCCCATCGTCGGGCGGCGTGCGGTTGTCGTACTCGCGCTGGGCGGCGGCGAATCCGCGCATCGTGCTCATGCCAGATACCCTTGCCCCGGCATGCGATCCAGCTCCGCAGCTTGTGCCCGGTCAGCTTCGACGGTGCGGAACGGGTCCGCGTCTTTGCGAGCGGCGAAAGACCGATCGATCTCGAGCAAATCCTGCTCGGACAGGTCGCCATCGTTCGCGGCGATTTCTTCGCCCTGGATCTCGACCAGCGCCGTGCGCTTCGCATTGCGCGCGGCACGGATCGGGCCGCATCTTTTCAGGTGGGTCATGGGGCTCTCCTCAGCCTGCTACTTGGCGAAGTTGCTTTGCCAGCGAGGCGCACTCAGCCTTCACGTACTCGATATCGCGGTACGTGCTGCTGCTAAATTGGTCGTAGGCCGGGCTCAGGTCGCCAGCGTGTCCGCAGTCGAAGCCGTACCACCAGCCGTTGCCGTCGCTGAAGAAGTCGCCGTTGCCCGAGTACGTCACGCCGCCGTGGACGGAAAACAAACCGCCGGGCGTGTCGTAGTCGTGATCGATGAGGTACCAGCCGTCGAACAGTTCGCGCGTGGGCGTTTTCGTGATCCGCGCCGAGTAGTCAACGCCGTAAAGCGGATGACCTTGCGGAATCTCGACATAGCCACACAGGTGGCCGGAGCCCATGACCCGGTTGATGGCGCAGGCATAGCCCGTCGCCTCATCGATCCAGCCGCACTGATCGACCTCGTTGCTCCATGCACCCTTCGCCATCCGTCTCTCCTTCGTTTCCCCCTGCTGCATCGGAGAGCTGGCTTATTCCTGCTTTCCGGTGGGGATGGAGAGGAGCATAGGCGTGACTATGGAAGCTGGTCAATAGGCCAGCGTGTAGCTCGGCAGAAATATTTCCGAATCGTCATAGCCTGAGCGATAGGATGGCGCTATCGCACTTCGGCGCGATTACTCTGGGCAGTCGTCTGTGCCGTCAGCGACTTGAGGAGTGCGCTGGTAAGTGCCGGTGGCCGCCATTGCCACCCTGCCACCTTTCATCCGAATTTCCATCTGCACGCCGAGCACGTCCCCATTGACGGCGGCGATGGTCAGCGCACGTAGAAGCGCGACGGTATCCTTGTTCTGGAAGTGCGCGAGTCTGACAACATCACCCATCTTGTATACCCCCTTGAGCAGGGGCATTCAACACGGTTATGGATGGGCTGCCAAGCCGTCATTTTCTGACCGAAGGGCTATCTAATGCTTTCGCACGCTGCCGGGATTACCCGGTGTGCCGGAGGCTACGCCGGCCGCGCGCAGGATGGCGGGCCGCTCCTCCGGTGGTAGCGAGCGAAAGGCTGCAATCAGCGCGGCCTCGTCGGGATCGTAGTTCCCCGTCCAGATGAATTCGGGCGTGGTTTCAAGCGCCTTCGCTATGGCCCAGATCAGGGCCGCGCTCGGTTCTTCGATGCGGTTGTGTTCGAGATTCCATATCGTGTTCTGGCTGAACTGGCATTCCCTGGACAGCCGCGCGCCGCTCCAGCCCTTCGCAATGCGAAGGAACTGAACGCGCCCGCCCACGGTGCCCGTGTCGCCAATCTCGATAGCAGCCATCGAGCCATTGTCTGATCTCGATAGCGAAAATAAATCGGCACGCCTATAGCTCATCACTTGCATTTGTCATAGGCCCATCTATAGAATCGGGCCATGCGAACAGCGGACGTGCTAGCCCACTTCAAGACTCAAACGGCAGTTGCCGAGGCCCTTGACATCGCACAGCCATCGGTCGCGGCATGGGGCGAGTACCCGCCTGACGGGCGTCAGATTCAACTTGAGCGCCTCACCGGAAGGAAGCTGAAGGCCGAGCCCGGTTGCATGGACCGCCTCATCAACCCGCCCAAGAAACACAAGGCGAGGGCCTGACATGCGCAGCACCACCGACCTTGCTTCATTGCGCGCGGCAGCCGTGCGCTCGGTTACGCGGGTTGCGAGCGAGATCGCAAAAGCTCTAGGTACGCCTGCACAAGGGCATCCCTGTTGGTGCTGTAGCCCGCAGGCAGCGAATCGCTGTTCTCCCGCTCCACATCCAACGACGCCTGCAGCGTCGTCGCGATCTGACGCGCCACCGCCGGGGGAAGTGCGGTGAGCAGTGCCGTCAACGTCAGTGACAGGCCTTGCAATTGGCCTTGCATCCCCTCTAGGTCCTCTTTCATGGGTGCCCCTTTCCTCGATGGTGGTTGTGTGAGAACTCCATTGTCGAGGGAAGCGGGCGGCCCGCCTGCGGGCGTTCTTCGTCTGGTTCGTCATGGAAAAAATTTTGCCGCGCGAGCGACCTTCAACCAAAGGCAAGTCTCATGACAACCCTTGAGCTACGCATCAAGCGCCCTCTGCGAACTGTCCCTGACGCCGAGTGGGTGGAGTGGACTTCGGAGGCCAAAGTCATTGCCGACACGCTCAAGAAAAGCGGCCTGCAAGACAAGGCGATCGCCATCGAAATCGGGCTGGACCCCGCCGTGCTGTCCAAGGCGTCCAGCGGGCAGGCGCGGCTCAGCGAAGCCCACATGGACGCCCTGATGGACGCCTGCGGCTCGGAGGCGTGGCTGCACTACTGGATGCTCAAGCGAGGCTACGACCCGCGCCAGCTGCACCGCATGGAATCCGACCTGGAGCGCGAGAACCGGCTGCTGCGCGAGGAAAACGCGCGGATTAGGCAGGAACGGGAAGTCGAATTGCGCTATGCGCGCGAACTGAGGGTGGCCGCCTGATGGACCCCATCCTCTCCCGCGAATCCATCGAGTCCGATGCTGATCTTGCTGCGCAGCGGTGCGTGCTATCTGGAGCAGATCAACCGTGCCCGCATGTGGCCGGGACCGAGGCCGCGGAAGTGTGGGACCGGGCTTACGAGCGCGGCCTGCGGGAGTACTCGGCGGCGAAGGTGGGGGCGGGCGCGTGAGAGTTGACAACACCGTTCTCAACGTCTTGAGCAATGCCGCCATGGATGGCCCGCGACTGGTACTGCAGGGCCAACTGGACCGCGCCCTGTACACACAGACCAACAAGGTGCTCGAAGCCGCTGGCGGCAAGTGGGACAGGAAGGCGAAGGCGCACGTCTTCCCGGTGGACGCTTCTGACGCCATGGAGCAGATCATCCAGACCGGCGAAGTGACGCTGATTCGCACGATTCAGCAGGACTTCGGCTACTTCCCGACGCCGCGCGACGTGGTTAAGCGGGCGATCCTGCTGGCCGACGTTGACGCTGGGATGCTGGTGCTTGAGCCCAGCGCGGGGCAGGGTGCCATTGCATTCGAATTGGTGGACTGCGGCGCTACGGTGGATTGCGTCGAACTGCTGGAGTCCAACTACACGGCACTGGTGCGCGGCAAGAACATCGGCAAGGTTCAGCAAGCCGACTTCCTCTCCATCGAGCCCAGCCCGCTCTATGACCGCGTGGTGATGAACCCGCCGTTTGCCAAGCAGGCCGACATCCACCACGTCAATCACGCGCTGAAGTTCCTTAAGCCAGATGGCCTGCTGGTGTCGGTGATGTCGGCAAGCGTGACCTTCCGCGACAACAAGTTGACGCAGGACTTCCGCGACCTGATCCGCGCCCGTGACGGCGACATCGAGGCATTGCCCGAAGGCGCTTTCAAGGACAGCGGGACGATGGTGCGAACGGTGATCGTGACGATACCAGCCGAGGCCGCATAGAACCATGCACCCCACCTCTCCAAGCTCAACCGCACGGCGCGCGGATTCCATGCGCCCTAGCCTGACAGTACCCGGCCCATCCGTGAGTAACTGTCCGTGCGAGCCGACAACCGCTGTCGGACAAGTCGCACAGCACCAGGTCGAAGCCGAGCTGGACAGCGTGATCCGCGAGCTGGGCGCCGCTTCCGTTCGCGCCATGAATTCCGGTGACCCGCAGGGCGCCCGCCTGTACTCGCGCCGCATGTACGAGGCCATCGACAGCCGCACGCCAGAGCACAAGGCCCGCCTGGCGGCCGAGGTCGAGCGGCTGATCTCGCAGGGCCTGGGATTCTTCGCCACGGCCGGCGAGCGGGACCGGGCAGTGATGGAAAGGCGGGCTGCCTGATGCGCGACTACGGCAAGGTTCACAGCACCTACTGGTCCAGCGGCACCATCGCCTCGCTGACCGACGACGGAAAGCTGTTGTCTCTGTACTTGATGACTTGCGGGCATGGAACCATTGCCGGCGTGTTCCGGTTGCCGGATGGATATATCGCAGAAGACCTGGGCGGCAGTTGGACGGCCGAACGTGTGTCCAAGGGCTTTGCGGAACTGGCCGAGGCAGGGTTTGCACACCGCTGCCAGTCGAGCAAGTGGGTTTGGATCGTCAAGCACCTTGAATGGAACCGCCCGGAGAACCCGAACCAGCGCAAGGCCGCCGCAAAGATCGCGCTTTCGGTTCCCGAGTCGTGCGCGTGGCGTGATGACTTCTTCCAGAAAAGCGGCCCTTTGGTTGACATCTTGCCAGAGCCAAAACAGCAACGTGAAACCCTTAACCAAACCGTTGACAAAGGGTTAGCCCAAGGGTTCGACAACCCCGATGGAACCGTGATTCACCTGTTCGCTAACCAGTATCAGGAACAGAAGCAGGAACAGAAGCAGAAGCAGGAAGAAGAGCCTTCGGCTTCGTCGGCAGCCAAGCTGCCTCCCTGTCCGCATCAGGAAATCCTGAACGCTTTCGCGGAACAGCTTCCGATGCTCCCACAGCCCAAGCCAGAGTTGTGGGGCGGGGCAAGGGCGAAGCACCTGACGTCCCGGTGGCGTTGGCTGCTCGGCGCGACGAAAAAGAACAAAGAGCGCTACGCCACGACGAGCGCCGAGGGTGTGGACTGGTTCCGGCGGTTCTTCGGCTATGTGGCCGGCAGCGACTTCCTGACGGGCCGTGACGGCAAGTGGACCGGGTGCGATCTCGGATGGCTGCTGAACGAAGAAAACTTCGCCAAGGTCGTGCAAGGCAACTACGAGAACAAGGCCACGGCATGAGCGACATCGCCCAACTGCGCACCCCGCCACACAGCGCCGATGCCGAGCAGTCGGTGCTCGGAAGCCTGCTGCTGGACAACGAGGCGAGCCACCGCATCCACCTGACGCCGGAATCGTTTTACTCCAGCGCGAACGCTGAAATCTTTCGGGCCATCATGGCGCTGGCCGCTGTGGGCAGGCCGTTCGACCCGGTGACGGTGTACGACCAGCTCGGGGCGAAGGCTGAGGAAGTCGGCGGCATCGCCTACCTGTCGTCGCTGACGAACGCGGTCCCCAGCTCGAGCAGCATCCGTCGCTACGCCGAAATCGTTTCCGAGAAGTGGCAGCTTCGCCAGCTCGTCACGGCGGGTGACGAGATCGCCGCGATGGGGTTTGCCGATAGCGCGCCGGCCGCGGCGATCGACAAGGCGCAGATGCTGCTGGCCAAGCTGGCGACCGTGCGCCGCAAGCGCGAGCCGCAGCACATCCACGAATCGCTGGCCGCCTACCTCGAACTGCTGCAGGACTTGAGCGAGGGCAAGAACCCGGCCATCCCGACCGGCATTGCGGGCCTTGACCGCCTGCTGAACGGTGGCATCCGGCGCGGCGAAATGATGGTCATCGGTGCGCGCCCGAAGCACGGCAAGACGGCGCTGGCGCTGGCGCTGGCCCGCAACATGGCGCACTCCTACTCGGTGCTGTTCATCAGCCAGGAAATGCCGGTGTTCCAGTTGATGCACCGCCACACCGCGGCGATGGGCTCGGTGGACCTGGGCCGCATCCTGCGCGCCGAGAAGGGCGACACGCAGATGTGGGAGTGCGTCGGCGATGCGGCGAACCGCCTAGGCCGCTTGAACCTGCTGCACGACGACCAATCGGCGCAGAGCCTGATGGACATCCGCCGCAAGGCCGTCCAGACCAAGCGCCAGCACGGGCTCGATGTCCTGTTCGTGGACTTCCTGCAACTGATGCAGGGGGCCGGCGAGGACAACGGCAACCGCAACCGCGAGCTCGACGTCGTGGTCAACGGCATCAAGGCGCTGGCGCTGGACCTTGAGATCGGCGTCGTAGTGCTGTCGCAGATGACGCGCAAGGCCGACGAGTTCTATCGCCCGCCGACCATGACCTTCCTGCGCGACTCCGGAGCGATCGAAGCCGCAGCCGACCAGGTGGCGCTGCTGCACACCGACCACGCGCACCCGCTGAGCCACAAGGCGGACAACTTCGCCGGCTACTCGCAACTCGAGATCGTCGCGCACCGCAACGGCGCGCAGGGCCTTGTGCCGCTGAGCTTCCGCGGCGCCTACCAGCAAATCGGTGACTGGGACGGGCAGATCCCGCACCAGCAGACGGAAACCAAACACCGGGGGATGGCTTCGTGAATGACCTGCGCAACCTGCACCAACTACCAGCCCAAGCAGTCCGGCGACATGGCGAAGGTCGGCTTTGCGCGGTGCGCGCTGGGACCGCGCTGGCAGTTTCGCCCGCCGTGGTTCGAGTGCGTGAAGCACGAACTGGCGACGCAAGAAGTGATTTCAGCTCGCAGCAAGTGGGCCGCGAAGTGGCCAAGGATCGGGTGACATGCTGACCACCACCCGCAAGTCCAAGAAGTGCGGCAACAAGGCATGCCGTGCGCTGTTCCTGCCGAACCGTTCATTCCAGGACTGGTGTAGCCATGAGTGTGCAGTTGTGATCGCGCAGGACCGGCTGGCCAAGGCCAAGGATCGCCAAGCCAGGCGGGAGCGGGCAGCAGACCGGACCAAGCGCGAAGCGATGAAGCCCCTGCGCGAACTTCTGGCGGAAGTCCAGATCGCCTGCAACGCCTACATCCGCGCCAGGGATGCGGGCAAGCCCTGCATTTGCTGTGGCAAGCCGTTCGAGTTGCAAAAGCCCGGCGGGTCGATGGATGCCGGCCACTACCTTGCCCGCTCGATCGCGCCGCAGCACCGCTTCAACGAGGACAACATTTTCGGGCAGCGAAAGAACTGCAACCGGCCCGGCGGGGCAACCCGCGCCGCGTTCAGGGCTGGCGTGATCGAGCGCATCGGATTGGAGCGCGTCGAAGCTTTGGAGGCCGACGCCACGGTGCCCAAGTGGACCCGCGAAGAACTGCGCGCCATCAAAGCCGAGTACGCCGCCAAGCTGCGCGCGCTGAAGGAGACTGCATGATCCGCATGTCCTGGGTCAAGGCCCGCTGCAAGCCCGAAGGAAACTGCCTGGTGTGGCAACTTGCTGTGTCTGTCGGCCACCCGCGCTACTGTTTCCGCCAGCCCGACGGCACGCGCGCAGCCAAGCAGATGCGCCGCGTGGTCTGGGAGTTGCGCAACGGCCCGATCCCGCAGGGAATGTTCGTTGCCGTGAACTGCGGCTGCACCGCCTGCCTGCGCCCGACGCACCTCGAATTGGTTGACAAGAGCGAGGTGGTGCGCCGGGCTTGGGCACAGCCGGAAACGGCGCGGCGCAAGTTCCTGGCCGGCGTGCGCGCGAACCGCGAGAAGCTCGGCAAGCTGGACATGGACAAGGCTCGCTACATCCGCAGCAGCGACAAGACGCTGCAGGCGTTGGCCGGCGAGTTGTCGGTGAGCGTTGCGCTGGTGTCTATGGTGCGGCGCGGGCTGAGATGGCGCGAGGTGGTTGCGAACCCATTTTCCGGCCTTGGAGCCCGCACGTGATCGAAATCGAAGACACAGCCGACGAAACCGTGTGCACCGTAGCCGGTCCGCGGCAGATCATCAATTTCGCCGCCGATCCGTGGAAGCCGAAGGCCTGGACCTATGCGCGGCCGGCAGCGGGCGATGCATTGCGCATTCCAAGCCTGGGCGATGAAGTTCGCAAGCCCCCGACGCTCATCACGTCCAAGGTGCAGGCGTTTGCTGCGAGGTCGCGCACGTGACCGAAGTTGAACCCGTCCCCCTGGGCCTGAGCGAGCGGCAGGCTGCGGTGCTTGACAGCCTGATGACGACCGGCTGCGTGAACGAGTCGGCGGCCGAGCTGGGCATGCGCAGGGAAGCGCTGGGGATGCACCTGGTGCGCGCCTGCCGAAAGGTGGGGGTGCGTAACCGGACGCTGCTGCTGTTGCGGTGGGCGGATGAGAGGAGGGCTGGCGATGCGCTGCGCGAAGTGCTTTAGGCCCCTGCGCCTGCCAAGTCCAGACGGTTACGGCCCGGTTTGCCGCAAGGCCGTGGCGCCGATCTCGGATGGCGGCCGGGATCTGTTCGGCTTCGACATCGAGCGGGCGGCCGAAGGCGCGATGTTTCGACTGGAGCTGCGAATCGACACGATGGCGGCCGATGCCCGCCGGGCCGTGCGCGCGCGGTTCCAACTGGCGCGGGAAAGGTTGGGTGTGGCGCTGTGATAACGATTCACTCGCTGCTCAAGCCGCGCAAGGGAGACGCCTGCAATGGGTGCGGGGCATGCTGCATCGCTGAGCCGTGCGCTCTTGCCCGCGAGATTCTGGGCGCGACGAAAGGACGCTGCCCCGCGCTTGAGACTGATGCAGAGCGGTCCTACTGCGGCATCGTTCGCCGCCCGGCGCACTACATGTTTGGCGAGGATGCCCCGGCATCGGAGAGTGGACAGGTATCGGCGCTGTTCGCGTCGGCGCTTGGCCTCGGGGCCGGTTGCGATGCGGACGACGATGGATGGGAGGAGCTGGCATGAGCTACGAACCACGGGGCAAGATGGTCGACCTGGTGGCGGCATTGCGAGCCGAGCCCGAGCGCGCTTTCACTGGCCAGGAAGTCGCGGCCATCCTGTGCTGCAAGAACTACCCGAGCACCATCGACCAGTACGTCTACGCGGCCTGCGCTGGCGGCATCGTCTTCAAGCGCGAGGTCGATCGCGTGCGGTATTACGCTGGGGCGCCGGTGAGCGACCTGCTGTTGCAGAAGGCCGGGATATCCGTGCAGCCGCGCAACGGCGACGGCCGACCTATTCCGGCTGGTAAGCGCACGGCCGAAGAGGTCGAGGCCGCGCTCGCGGATGTCCGATGCCCGAAGGTTGAACCCGGCTGGACGCCGCCGAAGATGGTTGCGCCGCGCGCTGGCTCGGACAACATCGAAGCACAACTGCGCGCGATCAGCGAAGCGGCGCAAGACGAATTGGGCAAACGCACCACCTCTGCCGCCACGGCGGAAAGCCATGGAATCCCTGACGTTGCATCGACTCCGGAACAAGCTGGGACCGCAGGCCCGGAGCAGGAGCGGCCAACGGTGGCAAATGAGGGAGTAGCACGGGAGGCAAGTGGTGGCTGTGCCCAAACCGACGAGGAAGAAGAGGTTGAATTTAACGCCGCTCGCTGGATGGACGGAGATGTGGTGATTTACGGAGCGCAGGCCAACGAGGATGGCTCGTTCACGCTCAACGCCGAGCAGGTTAAGAGGCTTGTGGGGTTCATCTACGGACAGGATTTCGTCGAATGACCGACCTCCTGCACCGCGTAGAGCTGCACGAGCCCGAACAGGCCCGCGCCGTCCTGACCCGCAACCTCTTGCCGTGGATCGGTGAGCAGATGAAGCAAGGCCGCGAGCTGGTGCTGGAGGCGCGGCTCCTGGACGACGACATCACCCAGCGCCAGCGCGGCTACCTGCACGGGGTCGTCCTGACCGAGATCGCCCTGTACGCGCGGCCGGGCGGCGTCAGGCACGACATGAAGACTTGGAAGGAGTATTTCCGCTCCGAATTCCTCGGCTTCAAGGTGGTGACGAGCGTCAACCCGATCACGGGCCGGAAGGTGCGCCGCCGCGTCCGCATCAGCACGGAAGACCTGGGCATCCGCGCGATGGCCGAGTACATCGACCGGGTTGTCGCCTTCGCGGCGACCGAGCTGGGCCTGACGATCTCCGAGCCGTTGCCCCCTGAGCTGAGGCCGGGACGGCGCAAGCCCGCCACGCGCGAGCGCATAGACGCCGACACGGGCGAGATCCTTGAGGCGACCGCATGAAGCAGATCGTGCGCGTCATGTTGGCGATGGAGTGCGGCCCGGCTACCTCGCGCGATATTGCGCAAGAGACCGGGATGACTCTGCCGGCCGCCAGCTCCTACCTGAGCCTGCTTTGCGCCGACGGCGCGATCCGAGTCATTGGTACAACGCAGCTCGGCCCGCGCGGCAACAGAAGCAACGTGTACGAACTGGCGCGGCAAAAGGTGGGCGCCGCATGAAGCCGCGCATCGTCTGGTTCGGTCTCCAGTGGATGTGCCACAGCCCCGCCATCTTCGGCGGCCGGATTGTGGGCGTGGGCCCGACCCCGCTCGAGGCGTACCGGAATTGGGAAAGGACGGCGCGATCGTGAACCCATGGCAAGCCCTGATCGAGAAGAACGCGGTGGATCATCGCAAGGACTGGCCAGAGCCGGTGAAGACCAACGGGAGAAACATGAACACGGCAGCCAAGCGGCATGCCGAGGCCAACATGGTGCTGTTGGAGCGCCTGCGCCAAGCAATGCCCAGGTCCAAGACGATCAGCGTTGACGAGTGGCTGCGCACCTTGCCGCCGTCCGAGTCGTACCAAACCCGCAGGGGCCGGTCGTGAACCCTTTCGCCCGCCTGATCGAACCCACAGCCGCAGTCCCGATGCCGGGAACGATGCAGGGCCGCGTGCATGTCCTGTCCGACCAATGCGATCCGGAGACCAGCCGGCCGGCGAGCAAGCCAGGCCCGAAGGCCCCAGCGCTGACGCTGCGCCCCATCGTCGGCCTGCCCAGGTTCGAGCTGCGCTACGAACGCGACGAATCCGTGACCTGGGCCGAGGTGCTGCTTCCGGTAATGGTGGCAGTGACAACGCCAGCGACGGCGGTTACGGCTGCGATGAGGTCGGGACCGAAGAAAACCGGGAGCGCCGGTTGCGCTTGAACGAAGGAGAGAGTGAATGGGCAAAGTTGCGGCAGCGTTCCTGCTGATCATCATGGGGCTACCGGCATTTGCCGCGCTGATCGCGCTGGCGGCGGCGTGGCGCGGGTACGTGCTTTCCATCCTGTGGGGATGGTTCGTTGTGCCGGGGTTCGGCGCACAGCCTATTTCCGTGCCGCTCGCCATCGGCCTTTCGATGCTGATCGGCATGGTCACGAATCACCGCAGCATGACGGAGGCGCAAGACCCGGAGAAGAAGTGGATGCCGCTTTGGGCGCTCACCCTGGGGCCGCTGGTGGTGCTGGACATGGGTTGGGTGGTGAAGCAGTTCCTGTAGCCATGACTTTCACCCGCCCATCCCCCGCCGAACAGCAGGAGCGCAACGCCGCCCGGCGAAGCGCGAACCTGCAGGCGCTGGCCACCGCAACCCTGCGCCCGGTGAGCAGCGCCGTGATGGGCGGCAGGACCAGCGGAATCGCCATCGAGAAGGGTGAGAAGGCCCGCCCCGGCAAGCGGACCCCGACGCAGGAAGAACGGGAGTGGATGGACGCCATCGTCGCATCGGGCTGCATCGCGTGCCGGTTGGACAGCCTGCCGGCGAAAGGACTGCCGTGCGCCGTGCATCACATCCTGAGCGGCGGCCGGCGCATGGGGCACCTGTTCACGCTGCCTCTTTGCGATCCGGGGCATCACCAGAACGGCGGTCAGTTCGGAATCACCAGCCGTCACCCGTGGAAGGCGCAGTTTGAGGCGAAGTACGGCACGGAGTTGGAACTGCTGGCCCGGCTTAGGGCGGAACTTGGAGCGGCGAAGTGAAGATCAAATGGCTTGACCGCGATACCGTGCGCGCTCCCTACATGGCGCTGTGCTTGACCGAGGCCGACTTCCTGAAGGTCGCCAAGCATTGCCGGATTGGGGAGCCGGGACGCTGGCTAAACGTCGGCCATGACGCCTGCGCCCATACGTGGCAGGACGGCGCGAAGCTGATGTGCGTGGTGTGTCTAGACGCCTCGCGCGGCGCGCACGACCCGATTGGAATTGCGGCCCTTCTGGTGCATGAGGCGGTGCATGCGTTCCAGCAGCTTTGCGTCTCCATCGGGGAGATAAACCCCGGCACCGAGTTTGAGGCATACGCCATTCAAAACATGTCCGCGCGGCTGATGCGCGAGTTCGTGAGGCAGACCCGATGACCACATTCCCAAGCCCCGCCCCAGCACTGCCACTCGGCATCAACGCCGCGATCCAGGATGTCGAGGATGCCCACAAGGCCCTGCGTGCCGCCGCGGGATGGCTGGAAGCCGCCATTGCGAACCTGCAAGCGATGGTTGAAATCGAGAAAGTGAGGCAGCCATGATCCCCGCGAACCTGACCGACCTGACTCCCAGCCGCTACCCCGAAGCGCTGGAGTGGCGCCTGCGCGAGTTCCGGCACGCCGCCGCCCCGCTGATGAAGGCGATGGCGAATCTGCACTCGATTGCCACCCCGAGCTACACCGTGATCTTCCACAGCGACGGTTCGGTGTCCAACCTCACCCCGCGCGACGACGGCATGACGCCGGAAATGCGCCTGCAGATGCAGTGGCTGCAAGACCAGCACGCCGCGCTGGCCAGGAGCTACGGGTTCGACGTTGCTGGGAGTGTGCCATGAGCCCGGAGCAGATCGAGCTCGCCGCCCGCGAACTGGCCCGGATGCGCGGCTACGAGCCGGACGCGCCTGCGGACTACCCGCTGGTCCCGGTCGGCAAGTGCTGGGAGCAGATGCGCCCCGAAATCGAGCGCTTCGCCGAGTGCGGAACCGCCATCGCCGCCGCCATGCAGCACGAAGCGCCGCCCCGCAAGAAACCCACCACCAGGAAACCCAGGGCATAGCCCGGAAAGGAACCCATGGAACAGAACGAAACCGCAACACCGGCCGAGCAGCCGGAACCGGCGCCCATCGAAGCGCAGATCAACCTGCGCGACACCGGGCAAGGAATCGACATCGAGGTTCGCGGCGCCAGCACGGCCGGGCCGATGAACCGGGCGGTGCACTTCGCCAACTGGATCGGCGCCAACATGGAAGCCCTCGTGGCGCTGTCGCAGGGGGACTACAACCACAAGGTCCAGCAGCACAAGGCCGCGCGCCGGGTGCTGTCGGCGGTGCCGCGGATCGCGGGGCCGGATGGCTCGCCGTTGCAGTAGGGGGCCGCGATGAGTATTCGTCTACCTATCGTGCCCGTCCGTATCGCTTGCGAGTCCGAGCGGAGCGGCGGCCTCTTGATCCGCATTTGGTGGCGCTGGATCGAGTGCGCCTACATCGTGCTCGCCGTGCGCGGCCTGCAAGCCGAAATCGAGTTCCCCTCGGACTGGCACGAACACCGCCTGGGATGGGTTCGCATCGGCCTCGGCTTCGCAACCATCGCCTTCGCGTTCCCGTGGAAGTGGACGGTCCCAGACGAGGGCCAGTGTTCCGGGCCGCGATACGGCTTTGCTTTTCACAACGATTCGCTCTGGCTTTATTTCGGCAAGGCGACCGGGCGAAGCAGTGACCCGCGCCGCTACATCGCATGGGATATGCCGTGGGCATGGCGTCACCGCAAGCACGAAATCCTGAGCGAACCGGAATCGCACCCCTACAACTACCGGCTCCGGTCGGGCGAAGTTCAGGAGCGCATTGCGACGATCAAGGTCGAGATCCGCCTGTGGACGCGCCCGTGGCTGCCGTACAAGCGCGAGAGCCGCTACATCGACATCACCTTCAGCGACGAGGTTGGGGAGCGCTCAGGCTCATGGAAGGGCGGCGTGATGGGTTGCGGCTACGACATGCTCGAAGGCGAAACGCCACTGACCGCGCTGCGCCGCATGGAGGCGGAAAGGCGATTCACATGACCCGCCCCACCTTTTCCGAGATCGTCGGCGCTGGCGTGCTGGCCATTGTAGTGGCCGGCTGCTTGGCCTACAGCTACATCCTGCGAACCGAGTGCAGCGCGCGTGGTGGCGTCGTGGTCAGGGCGCAAATCCTGTGGGAGTGCATCGACGCGAAGGCGCTGAAGTGAAGGCGTGGCAATTCATCGCAGGCTTGGCCTTCATCGGCCTCGTGGTCTGGGCGGTGTGGCTGTATGCCGAGCAGGTGCACGACTACCCGCCAACGACCCGCTGCGCCCAATCGCACCTTCAACCAATGCAGGTCGGCAAGGTAATGCTGCTAATGCCGATGTGTGACACATGGGAACCGATCAAATGAACAGACGCGGACTACTCGGTGCCATCCTGGCTTCGTGCGCAGCCCCGGCCATCGCCAAGGCAGGAGTTCTCATGCCGGTGCGTGCGCTGATCGTGCCGCCGATGCAAATCCAGATCGGATGGCCGAGGGCTCTCGACGTGCTCGGGGGACCGAGCCTTTCTCTGCCCACCGCGAGCGAGGGCCTGGCGTTCCGCGTCCAGAGCCCAAGGCAGGTGCAGTGGGTCAACACGAACGGTTGGCTAGTCACCCGCAAGCTAGTCCGGGTGGAAGGCGGCCTCTTCACCTTCGTGGACACCCTGACACCCGCATAAAAGAAAACCCCGCCAGTTTCCCGGCAGGGCCTTCGTGTACTTCGGTCTCGACACCCGATTGTAAAACGAGAGGCGGCAAAATGGACATGGCAACAGACTTCATTCTGGCGATGGCATCGGACGAACCGGCGCCGGCACGCAAGTTCCCCACCTTCGCCGAACGGGAGGCCGCGGCGAGGAACCGGGTGACGCGAACCCCGGTCGACTTCGCATCCGTGCCCCCGAGCCAGTGGGCGATGCACGACCGCCTGCTGAACTGGGCCCGCTGGTGCCACGGCGCGACCGGGGAACGCCAGCGCATCGTCACATCCCCGATGTTCGGGCTGTACCGCTCCAGCGAAGTCCGGCGCGAGTACGGGAGCGAAACCAACATCCCGATCGACCACAAGGACGCGACCCGAATCCATGTCGGGGTGGCCGCGCTGCCGGACAAGCACCGCCGGGCGCTGCACTGGTGCTACCTGCACCCGAAGCGGGCAACGGACATGGCGCGGGAGCTGGGGTTGAGCCTGGAGGGGATGGCGCAGATCATTCGGGATGCAAGGACAATGCTCGTGAATAGGAAGGTGTAAAGATGACGACGTTCGACCAATGGTGGGAGCAGAACGAGGCGAAGTACAGCGCCGACGCCTGCCACATGAGCGAATACCACATGGCCTCGACGGTGTGGGCGGCGGCTGTCGCGGCCGAGCGGGAGCCGAGAACGAGTGAGTCGGGAATGCCAGCCGTGTTGACCGCCGCGCATGACCACGCCGCCGCATGCCACCTTGCGGGCCGCGATGGCGAGGGGATGCCGCGCCAAGGCTCGTATGCCATTCAGCACGCGGCGGAATCCGCGATGAACGCCAGTTACCTGCAAGGCGTAGCGGCTGGCAAAAAGCAGGCGGCAAAGGAGTATTGGGACATCGGAACGCTGAGCGGGCTGGCCGATCTGATGCTGGCGCTGCAAAAAGACGCCGCCTTCATCCGCAAGGGAGAGGCGCCATGAAAGCCACCGAGTACAACGACGCCCACTCGCGTGCCGTCTTCATGGCCTTCCAGGCGGCGATCGCGCCGCTGATGGAGCGGGTCGCGCCGGACTGGCTGCTTCACCACATGGAGATGCACCGCAGGCACGAACCCGACATGGGCGAACGGGTCGAGATCAGGCTGGTCATAAAGCCCATCGGCGAGGCGAGGGTCGTGGATCCAGACGGCGACCTGAGAACGGGGCACAGGCGCCTGCCGATGCTGTGACCCCGCCTGCCAGCAAACCGGCCGGGTAGCAAGCAGACGGGGATGAAAAAAGTTTGCACAGGGGCTTGACAACGCATACAATTGCGTCCACGAACTGAGCAATGGCGCCGGGTTCCCCCTCCAGGTTGGAGGCGGCGCCGTCCCGTAAAGCTCGCAGTTCAGAGCCCTCCGCACTGGAGGGTTTCGCGCTTCTGGGCTCAGCCCCAATCCCCACTCAAGGCCCGCCACCGCGCGGGCTTTCTCGTTCCTGGCCACGTAAAGGCCGGCGGCGCTCCGGGCCGTGACACTGGTACTCCACTGAACCGAACGGATCAAAGAGGTGGACGTGTAGCGGCGAACCGCTACCCGCTTACTGGCAAGACGGCGGGCCGTAACCCCTGTGAAACGGCAAAACGGGCTCTAGGCAATTTGAAGCCGCGCGAGCGGTAGGCGACTGGCCCCCGTAAGGGGTTCCCGATAGACAGACAGGGTACTGCACAAGACGACCAGCAGCGGCCGAGCGCCGCCCCCAGCAGGATAACGCGGGGCAATGGGTCTGACGTAGGGGTTCAAAGCCTACGTCTTGCCTGTTGCCTTGAGCTATGCCGGATCGGTATATCTGGACGGCCCTCTCGCTTTTCGGTATAACCGTTTCGCCGGGCTCCGAGCCATCCGAGCCCGTCTTGCCGACCAATCACGGCGAGGATGCCCGGCAATCTATTTGGGGTCAGCTCTCGTTACCGTGAGGCACCGCCGCTCGCAGAGCATCAGCCGGGCGCCACCTAGACACCAGCTGCCCCAAACCTCTGAGGGCAATCGCCCAAAACGCTGACACCTGGCCCCGGCCCGGATGGCGGCGACCCTTTGCCGGGAAGCGTCTGCGGACGCAGCGAAAGGCAAACAATGACCACTCCAGAATTCCGGGTGCGCCCGGTGATCCGCCACATCGTCACGCGGTTTTCCGAGGAACGGACCTCGCCGCATGACGCCCCGCCGGAGTACACGCGCAAGCTGGAAACGCTCGGGGAGTTCGACTCCGAGGGATATGCTGACATCGTGGCCGAAGCCCTAAGGGAGCGGGCCGCGCCGCGTGAATACGTGATCGTCAGGCAAAAGCTGGGCGAAATCGCCGCCGATGTGATGTACGCCTACTCGGAGGCGGAGGTGGAAGTCAGACTGGCCGAAATGGCAACGCCTGATGCCCCGCAGTGCCACGTTTACAGCCGCCTGCGCAACATGACGGTGCCGGGCTGATCGAGCATTCTCCCAAACCCGGCTACCCCCCGCGACCCCCAGCACATCCCAAGCCGCTGGATCTGGAAGCACCCGCCGGCCGTAGCTGCGCCCACGGCAATAGGCCAGCCCGCGAATCCCGGCCCGAGGAACAAGCTCCTTCTCCTGGGACACCTCGGGCCGGTTCGCTTCACCCAACACGAAGGATTCCCATGGACATGATGACCCAATCCACGAGCCCGACCCAGGCGGCCCCCGCCGCCCCCGCGGGTGCCGAACCGGGCGGTGTCCGGGAAAAGCTCAAGCAGGCACAGACCTTGATCGGCGAAGCCTTGGCCGCGATGGGCGAAGACCCCGCCCAGGCCGAGCGCATGTCCGCTGAGGACGCCTTCTCGGGCGGGTTCGAGCAGGGGTGAGCGTGGCGAAGAAGCCCCCCGCGAAAAAGCCGGCGCCGCGCACCAAGGCGGGCACCGGCAAAGATGCAGCCGCAAGGCGCCGGCATCTGTTCGTGGAGGCGTACATCGCCAATGGCGGGAACGCGACCGAAGCGGCCAAGACGGCCGGGTACAGCGCGAAGACCGCCGGGCAGCAAGGGCACATGCTCTTGAAAGACGTTGAAGTTTCAAGGGCGCTGGCCGACCGGCAGCAGAAACTGGCGGCCAAATTCGAGATCACGACCGAGGCCGTGCTTCGCAATCTGGCCCAGGCCATCCACTTCGACCCGCGCAAGCTGGTGAACGAGGACGGCAGCGCCAAGGCCATCCAAGAACTGGACGACGACACCGCGATGGCCCTGTCCGGCTTCGAGGTGACCGAAGAATTCATCGGGCGCGGCGAGGACCGTGAACTGTCCGGCTACACGAAGAAGTTCAAGTGGCTGGACAAGAACACGGCCCGGGACCAGGCCATGAAGCATCTCGGCATGTTCCGCGAGGACAACGACCAGCGCAACCCGCTGGCGGGCCTGCCGCGAGAAACCCTGAAGGCGCTGGCCGCCAAGTTGGGCGCCCGTGGCTGACGACCTGGCCTGGGTGGACGCGCTGGACGCCGCCACCAGGGCGGCCCTGCTGGCGAGCGCGCAGGACATGCTGGACAAGACGAAGCTGGAGGATTACCGGCCCTACGCGAAGCAGCGGGAGTTTCACCGCGCCGGCGCCGACCCGAAGGTGCGCGAGCGCCTGCTGATCGCCGGGAACCAGCTCGGGAAGACCTGGAGCGCCGGGTTCGAGACGGCGATGCACCTGACCGGCCGCTACCCGGACTGGTGGGACGGCGCCGAGTTCGACACCGGCATCGCAGCCTGGGCGGCCGGCGTGACCGGCGAGGTGACCCGCGATTCCGTGCAGCGCGTGCTGTGCGGGCGGATCAACGCCCTGGGGACCGGCTCCATCCCGGCCGACGCCATCAAGGACAAGTCGATGAAGCGCGGGGTCGCCGATGCGGTCGACACCCTGGTACTGCGGCACGGCGGCGGCGGGGATGTCCAAGCCGGCGAGAGCGTGCTGGGATTCAAGAGCTACGACCAGGGCCGAGAGAAGTTCCAGGCCGAAACGCTGGACTTCGTGTGGCTGGACGAGGAGCCGCCCGAGGACATCTACACCGAGGCGCTGACCCGTACCAATGCCACGGACGGCATCTTGGCGCTGACTTTCACCCCGCTGAAGGGCATGAGCGCCGTGGTGCGCCGTTACCTGATGGACAAGTTCGCCGGCACGCATGTGACGACGATGACCATCTACGACGCCGAGCACTACACCCCGGAGCAGCGCAAGGCCATCATCGCCAGCTACCCGGCCCACGAGCGCGACGCCCGCGCCAAGGGCATCCCGACGATGGGCTCGGGCCTGATCTTCCCCGTGGTCGAGGACAACATCATCTGCGACCCGTTCTCGATCCCCCGGCACTGGCCGCAGATCGGCGGGCTCGACTTCGGCTGGGACCACCCGACTGCGGCGGCGAAGCTGGCATGGGACCGGGACGCCGATGTCGTGTACCTGACCCACACCTACCGGCAGGCCGAGGCGGTGCCGCTGATCCACGCTGGCGCCGTCAAGGCATGGGGCGCATGGCTGCCGTGGGCCTGGCCGCATGACGGACTGCAGCACGACAAGGGATCCGGGCAGGCGCTGGCCGACCAGTACCGCAAGCTGGGGCTGAAGATGCTTCCGTCCAAGGCAACCAACCCGCCCCAGAAGGGCGAGGAAGAAGGCACGGGGGGAAACGGCGTCGAGGCCCCGGTGCAGGAAATGCTCGAGCGCATGCTGACCGGCCGCTGGAAGGTGTTCCGCACCTGCACCGCCTGGCTGGAGGAGCGCCGCCTGTACCACCGCGACGAGGGAAAGATCGTCAAGGAGTGCGACGACACGATCTCGGCCAGCCGCTACGCCTACATGATGCTGCGCCACGCCAGGACAGCGCCGGAGCCGCGCCGCGAAACGCTGGTTGAGCACGTCGTTTTGGACACTGAGATGGGGTACTGATGGAAACCACCGACCACACCCCCGTTCAGGCCGACCCCAAGGCCGATGAGCAGCGCGCCGCGATCTTCCGCAACCTGTGCACGCTGCTGACCGAAAAGCGCAAGGCCGCCATCGAAGCCCGGGAACAGTCCGGCATCGAGGACATCTGGCAAGAGGACCAGGACCACTACGACGGCAAGGACGAGGCCAACCGCGGCGCGACCTGGAGCAAGGGCCGCAGCACGGACGACCGGCCATCCCAGACCGCCGCCAAGACGCCGAACCGCTCCACGGTGTTCCTGCGCATCACGCGCCCGTATGTCGACGCCGCAGCCGCCCGCGTCTCCGACATGCTGCTGCCCAGCGACGACCGCAACTGGGAGATCAAGCCGACCCCGCTGCCCACGCTGAAGGAGGCCGTGAAGGACGAGCGGCGCGTCAGCGAAGTGATCCCGCCGCAGAAGATGAGCCGGCTGCGCCAGGCTGTCGGCCGGGTGTTCGGCATGGGCCAGCCCGAAGCGCCGCCGGACCCGAAGATCGGGGAAATGGCCAAGCAGGAGCTAGACCGGGTGCAGGCCCAGGCCAAGAAGGCGCAGGAGTGGATTGACGACTGCCTGGTGGAGTGCCGCTACCACGCCGAGGTCCGCAAGCTGATCGAAACCTCCGCGCGTCTGGGCACCGGCATCCTGAAGGGCCCGACCCCCAAGAAGTACCGCCACCGCGCCGTCGTCAAGGGGCCGGATGGCTGGTCCGTCCAGTTCGAGAACAAGACCTCGCCCGAGTCCAAGAGCATCAGCCCGTGGCGGCTGTACCCGGCCCCGGACTGCGGCGACAACATCCACAACGGCAGCTACGTCTTCGAGGACGACGACATCACGGGGCGCAAGCTGGCCGAGCTCAAGGGCCTGCCCGGGTATCTGACCGAGGCCATCGACGCCTGCATCGAGGAAGGCCCCTGCGACCCGAAGGACGGGACCAAGCTGCGCAAGGGCAACGACAAGCCGAGCCCGAAGGAACTGTTCCGCATCTGGTATTTCCATGGGCACATCACCCGCGACGACCTGGAATCCTGCGGCTGCGAGTGCAAGGAGGGCAAGGAAGCCTATCCGGTGATCGTGACCATGGTCAACGACCGGGTGATCCGCGCCGCGCTGTCCCCGGTGGAGTCCGGCGAGTTCCCGTACGACGTGATGGTGTGGCAGGCCCAGCCCGACCAGTGGGCCGGCATCGGTGTTGCGCGGCAGATGCGCGAGTGCCAGAAGGGCGCCAACGCTGCGGTGCGCAACCTGATGGACAACGCCGGGCTTGCCGCGGGGCCGCAGATCATCGTGAACCGCAGCCTGATCGTGCCGGCCAATGGACGCTGGGAACTGACCCCGCGCAAGGTCTGGTGGAGCCGGGAGAGCGACAACCCCGGCCCGGTCGATGTGCGAAGCGCGTTCACCGTGGTCCGCATCGACATGCTGCAGGACCAGCTCACCCAGATTTTGCAGATGTGGCTCCAGAAGGCCGAGGACTGCACCGGGCTGCCGATGCTCCTGCAGGGCCAGCAGGGCCAGGCGCCGGACACCGTGGGCGGGATGACGATCATGAACAACAACGGCTCGACCGTGTTGCGCCGGATCGCCCGCACCTTCGATGACCGCATCACCGAGCCGCACATCGGGCGGTATTACGAGTACCTCCTGCTGGACCCGACAGCGCCGGCCGACGCCAAGGGCGACATGACGATCGACGCCCGGGGTTCCTCCGCGCTGCTCGAGCGCGATATGCACAACCAGCAGATTCCCGGACTGCTGACCGCATCGCTGAACCCCGCGTATGGGCTGGATCCGGAACTGGTGATGCAGGAGTTCCTGAAGGGCCTGAAGTTCGACCCGAAGCGCATGGCGCTGAGCGACGAGAAGAAAGAGGAAATGAAGAAGCAGCCGCCGCCGGAAGCCCCGGCCGTGACCGCCGCCAAGATCCGAGAGGAGGGCGCCGCCGCCCGCCAGGAGAAGGAGCTGCAGGCCCGCGCCACGCAAGGCGATGCCGAGCGGCAACTGAAGAAGATCCTGGCCGATATGGATGACGAGCTTGGGAAGATGGAGCTGTCCGAGGAGGCGCGGAAGGCCGTCGATGACCACAAGGTCAAGCTGGCGTCCCTGCAAATGCAACTGCGCCAGCAGGCCGCGCTGTCGCCCGGGCCGCAAGTGCTGAAGCCCCCGACTGAGCCCGCCGGCCGCGCCCGCCCGGGGATGGCCTACCCGGCATGACCGACTTCCTCGCCCCCGACGAGCCGGTCGTCGAAAGCATCCTGCTGGACGGCGCCGACCGCGCGTCGTCCACCTGGCAGAAGCTGAAGAAGCACCTCGAGGCCCGGCTTCACCAGTTGCGCGTGAAGAACGACAACGACAACCAGAAATTGACCGAGGCCGACACCGCCGCACTGCGCGGCCAGATCGCGGCCATCAAGAATCTGCTGGCGCAGGGAACCCCTGCCCCGGCCGACGAGGCGCACGAGGACTGAGCCCAGACAGCCAGCCGCCTGCGCTACCCCGAAGTGAGCCCGCCCCGTGCGGGCTCTTGTTTTTGGAGAGCAGCCTTGGAGAACGAAACGCAAGACACCAGCGCGCAAGACGAGCAGGCAGCATTCGCCGCCGGCTTCGATGGCGAGGCACAGACGGAAGCGGCACCGCCGAATCCCGAGCCCGCCAAACAGCCTGAAGCGAAACCTGACGCCGAAGCCGAACCCGAACCCGCTCCGACCACCGAACAGCAGCCCGACGCGAAAGCCCCGGCGCCACTGTCGGCCGAAGAGATCGAAAGCGTTCGCGCCGCGGTCAAGGACATGCCCAGCCTGCGGGAACAACTGCGCAAGGTGGAAGGCCGCGTGGGCTCGGCAACCGACATGCTGACCCGCTTGCAGGAGCAGCGCCGCACCGATGGCCAGCCGGCCACCATGACGGCGCTGGAACTGAAGAAGACCCGTGAGGCGTACCCCGAACTGGCCGATGTCATTGGTCCGGACATCGAGGCCACGCTGAAAGCCCTGCGCGTTGCAGGCCCCGACCCCGAGGAAGTCACCCGCATCGTCAATCAGCGGCTGGCCGAGGAGTTGAAGGCACGCGACGAAGCTGACACGGCACGACTGCGCGAGGAGCGCCGTGATGCCGTGCGCGAGGTACACGAGGACTTCGACCGGGTGATCGTGTCCGACGAATTCCGGGAATGGAAGAAGAACCAGCCCCAGGAAACGCAGGACGCCATCAACACCAGCCCCAAGGTGTCGGTGATCACCAAGGTCATCACGCAGTTCAAGACCGACAAGGCCAACGCGGCGAAAAAGGCTGCAGAGCGCAAGAACCGGCTGGAAAGCGCCATCACGCCCGAGGGCGAGCGGCGCGGCACCGGCAAACCCCAACTGTCCGATCAGGACGCCATGAACGCAGGCTTCCTGGAGGGCTTCAACACCTGAATTGAAGGAGAGCCACCATGAGTGGAGTTACCTACGCATCCCCCGCGCAGCGAATCGGCAAGATCAAAGGCCGGATCCTGAAGCACTCCCTGCACACCGCCACGCTGGAAATCAGCGGCGACGTGTTCAAAGAGCCGGTCAAGTCCGGCGACACCGTTTCGTACCGCCAGGTGGTGCCCTACGGTGCCACCACGTCCAACCCGGACGTGTTCACCGTCACCGCGAACTCGCATCTGATCCAGGAAGGCGTCACCCCCGGGGCCGACAACCTGTCCGTGATCGACACCGAGGTCCAGGTCAACAAGTACGGCTGCCTGTACATGTACTCCGAGAAGTCGGCCAGCCTCGGCGAAGACGACATCCCGGCGTGGATGGAAGAACAGGTCGGCGAACGCCTGGGCCTGGTGCGCGAGAAGATCTACGTCGCGGCGATCCAGCAGTGCACGAACAAGTTCTGGTCCGGCGGCACGACCCGCCTGACGGTGGACGAGCCGGTGACGCAGAACCTGATCGACCGCATCACCCGCAACCTGGCCGGCAACCACGCCAAGTTCGTGCGCGGCGTGATGACCTCCACCGCGAACTACGGCAGCCAGTCGATCCAGGCCAGCTACCTCGCGTTCGGGCACACCAGCTTGCAGCAGGACATCGAGCGCATCCCCGGCTACAAGGCGCGCGCCGACTACGGCAGCCAGAAGGTCGTGCACGAAAACGAGATCGGCTGCATCGGTTCGGTGCGCTTCATCCTGTCGCCGGACATGCCCTACGTGGCCGACTCCGGCGCCGCCATTGCCGGCACGACCAACTACAGCACGACCGGCACCAGCGCCGACGTGTACCAGCTGTTCGTGATCGCCAAGGACGCCTGGGGCCACTGCGCCTTCCGCGGGCTGGACGCCTTCGACTACAGCCACCTCAAGCCGAGCCAGAAGGACAAGTCCGACCCGACCGGCGAGCGCGGCTACGTGTCGGCCACGTTCTACGACGCGGCCTTCGTCGGGCACAACAACTGGGCAGCGGTGGCGGAAGTCACGATCTCGGCCCTGACCTCCTGAACCACCTGAACTCCAAAGGAGCATCAACATGCAATTCGATCCCATCTACAACCGCTGCACGAGTGCCGGCGCGCTGACCGCGACCGGCGCGGAAACCGTGTACGACACCACCGTCACCATCGACTTCTGCGTCGAAGGCAAGGCATACACCAAGACCGCCGTCACCGATGGCGTGACGCCGACCACGGACGGCGTTTCCGGCTCGGCGTTCCGCACGCTGACCGGCGTTGCCTCCGGCGGCGGCCAGGGCACGGTGCTGGTGTGGTGCCTGAACGCATCGGGCACGGTCAAGCTGCTGCAGGGCTCGCGGGAATCGCTGGACTCCTCCGGCAACTTCCTGATGGCCCCGCAGTTCCCGGGCATCCCGGTGGACCTGACGCCGTTCGCCTACCAGGTGCTCAAGCACTACGGCCAGGGCACCACGGTGACGATCGGCTCGAGCAACTGGAACACCAGCGGCTTCAGCAACGCCATCGTAGACGTGCACACACTGCCGCGCCGTCCGCAGGTTTCCTGAACCCGCGTTTCCCTCAACCCCAAGCAAGGGCCCCGCGTTTGTCGGGGCCCTTTTTCATGGAGAACCAGATGCCCCGCAAAAAGCAAGTGCTGGCGACAACGGATGACTTTCCGCCGCCGCCCGAACAGCCGATGGAGTTCGCTCCCGGCGACATCGAGGTGGTCAAGCCGAAAGACCTCGAGCTGAAGGCCAAGACCGCCAAGTTCATGAACGAGAAGGTCGTGATCCTGATCGAGCCCGGCGAGCGTGAGAACGACCCGCTGTACCTCGAGCTCGGCCACAACGGCATCAACCAGATGGTGCGCCGCGGCGTCGACCAGCCGGTGAAACGCAAGTTCCTGTACTCGGCGCTGATGGCCCGCAAGGTCACGATCAGCAACCAGTTCGGGATCCGCGACGGCCGCGAGTTCAACAAGGCCGCCCCCTCGGCGACCAGCGCCTATCGCGTGCAGCTCGTACGCGACGACAACCCCCAGGGCGGCCAAACCTGGCTGCGCAGCGTGCTCGCTGAAGCACACGGCATCACTGCCGCCTAACCACCCCCCAATGGCCGTACCCGGCCGACTGATCGACCCAATTTTCAGGAGGCCACCATGGCTGACTCTCTCCACGATTTCGCGAACAAGATCAAGGACGGCGCTGCCCGTCAAGCATTCACCACCCTGCTGCAGCGGTTCTTCCCGCGCGCCACCGAGCTGACTTCCGGCACCGCCGACCTCGGCGCGATGTCCTCGACGGAAATCGGCTGGCTGAACGGGGTCACGGCGGGCACGGCGCTCGCCAGCAAGGCCGTCGTGCTCGATTCGAACAAGGACGTTACCGGCGTGCGCGTCGTGTCCGGCACGGCTGCCGCGCAAGGTGTTGACGCCACGCTCAAGGGCGGCACGTCGAGCACTTCCGGCAACGCTGGCGGGGCCGCGAAGCTGACCGGCGGCACGCCTGGCGCAACGGGTGTTGGCGGTTCGGCCGATGTGACCGGCGCTGCTGGCGGGGCAACCTCTGGCAAGGGCGGTGCGGCCACCGTCACCGGCGGCGCCGGCACGGCGGGCAACGCCTCGGGCGGCTCGGTCATCATCACCGGCGGCGCCAAGAACGGCTCCGGCTTGGACGGCGGCATCTTCCAGCGCGCGACGTCCTACTTCCGCAAGCAAGCGGCACAAGTGGACAAGGCTGACGGCGACCAGTCGATCACCGCGGCGCAGATGATCAACGGGATCGTCGTGCATACCGTGACGACGGGCCACACGCTGACGACCCCGACCGGCGCGGCGATCCTGGCCGGTTGCCCGACCGACATCGCGGCCGGCGACAGCTTCGACCTGACGGTCATCACCATCGGCTCCGGCGCGGACGACATCTCCACGCTGACGGCCGGCGATGCGGACGTGACCTTCGTCGGCAACGTGACGGTGGGCCCGGACTCCTCGACCTTCAACGGTTACGGCACCTGGCGCTTCCGCTACACGGGCGCCAACGCCTTCGTCGGCTACCGCATCGGCTGATCCGGCGATGAGCACGTTCCTCGAGCTGTGTGTGGACCTTCGGCGCGAGGGCTCCGGTGTCGGCACCGGCCCTTCCGATACCGCCGCGCAGGTCGGGGAATACGGCCGCATCGTGGAGTGGATCAACGCGGCCTATCGTGCGATCCAGCGCGTTCACCCGACCTGGGACTTCCTGCGGTTCGAGTTCACCTTTCCCACGGTGGCGTCGACCGGGAACTACACCAAGGCCACCATCGCCGGAACCACGGCCGGCGTGAGCGAGCTCGGCATCTGGAAGACCGACACCTTCCGCTGCTACCTCACGGCGACCGGCATCACCGACCAGCAGGATCTGGAGTACATCCCATGGGAGCAGTTCCGCGAGTGCTACACCCGCGGCAGCCTGTCCACGCAAGAGGGCCGGCCGATGTTCTTCACGGTCAAGGCCGACAAGTCCGTCACCTTCTGGCCGATCCCCAGCGCCGTCTACACGATCACGGGCGAGTATTACAAGCGCCCGCAGTCGATGGCTGCCAACGACGACGAGCCGCTGATCCCCGCCCAGTACGACGAAGCGATCGTGTGGCGCGCGCTGATGATGTGGGGCACCGATGAGGCCGCCCCGGAGAAGTACGCCAAGGGCAAGGAGGAGTACGCCCGGGTGATGGCGGCGATGGAGTTGAACCTGCTGCCGCAGATGCAGTACGGGGAGCCGCTGGTATGAGGTTCCCGTTCCAGCCCGTTCGATCCGCCACGGCGTTCAACGACTTCAACGGTGGGCTGGACGTGACCACGCCGGCACTGAAGAAGCCGCCGGGAACGCTGCGCTCCTGCGCGAACGTGGAGATCGGGGTGAACGGCGGCTATGCCCGCATCGCGGGGTACGAGCGGTACTCCGGCAAGACCCAGCCGTCAGCGGCCACCTATTCGACCCTGACCTGTTCGATCTCCGGGGTGAGCGTGGGGGACGTGCTCACCGACGACGCGACGACCAGCTACGGAACCGTCATTGCCCTGCCCACGGGCAAGGCCGTGCTGACCCTCATCACCGGCACGTTCTCGACCGGCAACGTGAAGGTCGGCGGGGTCGTGAAGGGAACCTGTACCGGCGCGCAAGTGGCCGGCGGGGCGGCGAGTTCGGCCCTGGACGCGACTTACACCAACCTCGCGGCCGACGTGTACCGGGCTCTGATTGCAGCGGTGCCGGGTGAAGGTTCGATTCTCGGCGTCCACATCTACAACGATCACGTCTACGCGATCCGCAACGCTGTCGGTTCCGCCACGGCGGCGATGTATGTCGATTCCGCTTCCGGCTGGACGCTGGTGGCGCTGGGCCGGCAACTCCCCTTCACGTCCGGGGGCACGACCACGATTGCGGAGGGCGACACCATCACCGGGGCGACCTCCGGCGCGACGGCCGTCATTGGCCGGGTCGTCCTCACCAGCGGGACGTGGGGCACAGGAACTGCGGCGGGGTACTTCTACTTCGCTTCGCAGACCGGGACGTTCCAGTCCGAGAACCTGAACGTCGGCGCGAACCTGAACCTGGCGACCATCGCCGCCAACTCCACCGCGATCACGCTGTCCCCCGGCGGGCGTTACGAGTTCGTCAATGCCAACTTCGGCGGCGGCACCACGACGGCGCGGATGTACGGCGCCTCCGGGGTCCACAAGGCATTCGAGTACGACGGGACCACGTTCGTCTTCGTCACCACCGGGATGACCACCGACACCCCGGAGTTCATCGCGGCGCACAAGAACCAGTTGTTCCTGTCGTTCGGCCCGAGCGTGCAGCACAGCGCGCCGGGAACCCCGCTTACCTGGTCGCCCGTCGTTGGAGCCGCTGAGCTGGGCTGCGGCGATGACGTGACCGGCTTCGCTGTCGTGCCGGGTAGTGAAACCGGCGCGGCACTGGTCATCAAGACCAACGACCGCACGCCGGTGCTGTACGGCAACGACGTCACCGACTGGAATCTGGTGGCCCTGTCCGATGAGGCCGGCGGCAAGTCCTACACATTGCAGGTGCTGGGCAGCGCGATCTGCCTGGACTCGCAGGGCATCACCATGCTGGCGACCACGCAGGAGTTCGGCAACTTCCGCTCCAGCGTCATCAGCGATCGCATCACGAAGTCACTTAACGACCTGATTCCCAGCGTGATTGCGTCTTGCATCGTGCGCGAGAAGAACCAGTACCGGTTGTTCTTCAGCGGCGGCGGGGCGTTCTGGTTCACCTTCGCCGGACGGAAGTTGATGGGCATCACCCAGATCGACATGCCAGACGCCGTGACCTGCATCACCTCGCAGGAGGGGTCCGGGGGCCGGGAGGAAATCTACTTCGGCTCGACGGACGGGTTCGTGTACCAGATGGAAAAGGGGACGAGCTTCGACGGTGACGAAATCGCCTGGAACATCAACCTCGCCTACGACAACCTGCAAAGCCCGCGTCACCTGAAGTCGTTCAGCAAGGCCGTGGTGGAGATCGAAGGCGAGGGGTATGCCGAATTCGGCTTCGCCTACTCGCTGGGCTACGGCTCGACCGAGTTCGCAACCCCAGACACGGTGACGGCGGTGTCGGAGCTGTCCGGCGCGGTGAACTGGGATTCGTTCACGTGGGACGCCTTCACCTGGGACGGGGTATCGCTCACACCGAATGAATCGGACGTGACCGGCACCGCAGAAAACATATCGCTGTACTTCGGCGGAAGTTCCGACGAGTTCAGCCAATTCACATTGAGCGGGGCGATCCTGCACTACAAGCCTCGAAGGGAGATGCGGTAATGGCTGTATCCGACTGGTATGACGCAAGCGGCTGGCCAGCGACCGGGACGGCCGGCGCTTCGTCATCGGCGCGCGCCGAAATGCTGCTGATCGAAAACAACATCAGCGCGAAGCTGCCGGACCTCGCTGGCGGCCACGGTGGGGAGATCGTCGTTGTCAACGCAGCCGGTACGGCCCTGGACGGCGTTGCCGCAGGGGCCACGACGGAGATTCTGGTGGGCGGCGGCGCCAGCGCGGTCCCCGTGTGGACCACGGCGACGGGTTCCGGCGCTCCGGTGCGGGCGACTTCGCCCACGCTGGTGACGCCCAACCTCGGCACGCCCTCTGCGCTGGTCGGGACCAACATCAGCGGGACAGCAGCCAGCCTCACGGCCGGAAGCGTCACCAACCTGACGCTGGGCGGCGCGGTCGTATTCAGCGGCGCCTACTCGATGCAGTTCACGGTGCCGGGGGCGTACACCTACACGCTGCCGGGGCTGACCTGCATCATCCCGTCCGAGCAACTCCAGCAGAACAGCAAGAGCGCGGCCTACACGATGGTGCTGGCCGACGCCAACAAGCACATATTGCACCCTTCGGCTGATACCAGCGCGCGGACCTGGACGATCCCGGCCAACGCTTCTGTCGCTTATCCGATCGGAACGGCGATTACGTTCGTCAATCAGAACGGCGCGGGCGTTATTACCATTGCGATCACCTCGGACACCATGCGGCTGGCGGCGGCCGGCACCACCGGATCGCGCACGCTGGCCGCCAACGGCATCGCCACGGCATTGAAGATCACGGCGACGGAGTGGATTATCTCTGGCAGCGGGCTCACTTGAAATGAATCCTTCGCTGCAAATGCTGATCGCCGGAGGCGGGGTCAAGGCCACTGGCGGAACAATTACGTTCGCTGGCGGCAACACCATCCACACGCTGTCAAACGGGCAGACTTTTACCGCGATTGTTCCGCTGACCGTTGACTGGCTTGTTGTCGGCAGTGGTGGCGGTGGCGGGGCTGGCAATGGCGGTGGCGCAGGCGGAAACGGCGGCGGCGGCGGTGGCGGCGGTGGTGTTATTTCCGCAACTGCGCAAGCTTTGTCCGCTGGATCATATCCCGTGGTTATAGGATCTGTCGGCGCTGGCGCAACAGAAACCCCGACCGCAGCGACAGCTGGCGGTAACGCGACATTCAATGGCTTAACTGCTGTAGGCGGCGGCAAGGGCGGTGGC